CTAGCGTCATCGCTATCGTCATCGCTATCGTCACCGCTATCGTCACCGTCGCATAATCGTATTAATATGGGAATTGATGATGTATTAAACGCACTTAAAATGTTCACCCCCACTTCCGACGTCGTATAATCTTACTAATAATGAATTAGAAAAAGTAATTTAACTACATATTATAAATCACTTTATTTTACGAGTATTAATATATTTTTTTTCTGCTTTCTCTTCAAGCTGATCATATTTCTTTAAATCTACAGACATAAGTTTCGCTATTTGTATAATTATTTCCTCGCTTTCAAAAGCTATTTTATTAAATTCTTTTGTACAAAATACCCACGGACGTTTATATTTAGAATATTGTTTATAACTACCACATAATCTTCCTGCTAATTGATAAGTAATAGCATTAGATACTGGTGTAGTAGGAAATACAGCGTGAGTAATTAGAACTGTACTACTTTGTATTGTAATACCTCTTCCTATTCTACTGTATCCAACGATAGCAAATAACTCATTTTTTAAATTATATTTTTTATATAGAAAAGATATCCTGTCTGACAATGCTCCTTTACCTTCTAACGGTATTTCCTTTCTCGATGGTGTTGTTAAAAATTCCCCGTACACATTAATAGTTAATACATAAAAATCGCGCCTATTAAGAAATTTAGTAATATCATCGTGAGTATCACATAAATTTCCTGGAGCGATGAACCATACTTGACCAGAATATGGTTCTTTTTCTTCGAACGCTTTTTTAACATATAGGTTAGGATTATTAGTTTCTTTTTGTGTAATAACTCTACAATCAGACCATTTACTATAAGTCTTTGTATTATATATAAATTTAACCTTCATTACGTTCATCTTACCATATCTTACGATCAAACTATAAGGTGTAGCAGTTATATAACATATCTTTTTAACATTCTCATACTCTGCCCACTTATCTAATACTTTTATATTAGCAGGTTCAGCTATCTTATCTCCTTCATCTATCCAAATATAAAAAGTCTTACCTTGACAATTTCTTATATTAACATTTAACATAGATCTTATTATTTTATCAGTCTTATTTATCTGAGTCATATTAGCACATAAAATAATATATTTTACACTATTATCGCATAACCGTTTTTGTATTTCTCTATTAGAAATATCATAGTCAGCACTTAAAACAATAACTCCTTCATTTGTTACATTCTCAATTCTTGTATGTAATTGTTCAAGTTGGATCAAACTATTATCTGTTAGAACAATATGTATAGCTTTTGAATTATTTTCTATTAATTTTGTTGTTTTGTTTAGTAATTCAAATGTCTTACCCGATTGGCATGGTTTTGCCAATAATGTTGTCATTTATATTATTATGAAGATAAAATATTAACTATAATGTATACTGTATTTAGTAAAGATGTAGGTGGAGGGTATAGAGTTATATTATCACAACAGCATAAAGTATTAACAGATATAGATAAAGGATTTCTATTAGCTTCTATATGTATGTTTCCCAGCACAAAATTATTACCTCAAGATATTAGATCTCAGCTATTGGTAGCATATGGATTAGTTCTAGGATTATTATTCGGAAGAGCCAGTAATCTTATAGTACTTCATATACTATCAAACACTGTATATGTATATACATTTTTATTTGGTTTATTAACTTATTATGTAGTATTTACATAATACGAGAATCTACTCTAATAATATCATATTTATGTTTAATAAGGTTACCCTGATAATCTGATAGGTTAAGATTTTTAATAATATTATTTGCTATTGATTTACGTGACTTTAATCCGAAAAATACACTATTACCATTATCATTATCTAATGATTTATACAATTCTACACTTAATGTATGTAAAATATCAGAATGAGTATCTTTACTACATAGATCTATTATCATATTCATACCATCTAAACGTAACTGCTTTAATCGTATCATAGGATATGTTGATTCTATAGATTCTTTATATTTTTTTATACCTTTATTAAGATTTGTAGGTTTACTCATAAGATTACTAATTTCTTTATACCTCATGTTTAGTGAGTCTATCATATAATGAAAACTAAATTCAGTTAGTGAGTTCATAGTATATTGTGATATAATATATTCAATTATATTTACAAATATAATTGAATATAAAAAATATATACTATATTATGGCTATTAATTGGAATGAGTATTTTATGAGCCTCGCCATACTTACCAGTAAGCGTAGTAAAGATCCTAATACTCAGGTAGGAGCTATTATAGTAAATGACAAAAACAAAATATTATCTGTAGGATATAATGGATTTCCTAAAACTTTAAATTGCGATAATGATGATATATATCCATGGACAAAAGAAGAAAAGAATTTATTTGTTGTCCACGCTGAAGAGAACTGTATATTAAATGGTAATATAGAAAAATATGGAGGATGTACTATGTATTGTACATTATATCCTTGCCATAAATGCGCTCAATCAATTGCGCAGACTGGTATCAGAAAAGTTGTATATCTAAACAAAAAAGAAGATACACCTTCTTTTATAGCCAGTAAAAAAATATTAGAAAATGCTGGTATAATTATAGAGAATTATATTAAAAGCGGAAAGACGATAACTATCGAGATATAAGATTATTTATCCATCTTTTATGTAATACTAAATTTGAATCATAATAAGCTATTGAAAACAAATGATGATTATAGCCATATTTTTCATATAGTTCTTCAGTTCTACTTAAACAATCTAATTCTAATTTAGTCATAAATAAAACTTTTAATTTATTTTCCTTCTCTAATTTCTTTGTTATTTTTAAAAATTCTTCTATTTTAATACTATTTTTAAAATTATTACAATTATTTGTAAAGGATTCATTAAAATTGTAATCAGTTATAATTTGTTTTAATATTTTTTTCTGATTATTATTCAATATAGAGCCATCTTTTGTCTCTCTCGTAAATATGTCCATTACGTATGAAAAAACTCGTGATATATTAAACCAAAGATTTACTATAAAATGATATCCATTTTTTACAATATCATACAATATGTATTTATTTAAAAAATATTCATCATACCCATAACAAAATTTATAAGAACATTTTATGTTTTTATGTATGTTATTATTTATTCTTACTATATCCTTTAATTCATTATTTTTATTTCTTAAAACATCATTTAAAAATTCTGTAAAATATTTATAAGGAAATTTTATTCTATTAGTACAAAATGAAGATCCTATTATTCTAAAATTTGTTATATTTTTAAGTCTTTGTATAAATACCCAAAATTTTAAATTATAACAAGTATGTGTTCTAAAATAAATATCTATATTTTTATTTTTTCTCAGATAATCAATCTTTTGAGTTATCATATAAAATATAGCTATCTTACTATCTAAATCAGTACAATAAACAATTCTAGTCTTTTTATATTCAGGAAGGTCAAATATAGGTAAAAATCTCACTATTGTTCTAAATGTAGAATGATGATAAAATTTATCTTCTTTAAATTCGGGAAATTCATATCTAATAAGAAAAACTCTTTTACTTTTTTTCAATTTATCAATTAAAGGAATCCATAGTGATTTTATTTCTTCATTTATATCTTCATTTAAATGTTTAGGCTCTTCTATCGTTCTGTCATGATAAAGATATAAATATTTATCAGTTTGTTGTATTACTTTTAAAAGATTTTCTAATCCTTCTTGATATATTAATGTCGATTTATATGATTTTTTCATTATAAATACACAAGTTGATATAATATCATAATATTCTGGAGTATTATCCGGTTTATGATAAAAATCTATCATTTATTATATTAAGTAGAACATTAAAATGTTTCTTTTTATCTCTATATATGGCACTTCGTAGGATAAAAAAAGAATATGAAGAAATAAAGAAAGACCCTCCATTAAATACTACTGCTAATCCAATAGTAGAAAATGATATGTTTAATTGGGAAGCTACTATAAAAGGACCAGATGGTAGTCCTTATGAAAAAGGCTTATTTAAATTAAATATATACTTTCCAAATAACTATCCATTTAAAGCTCCTCGGTTACAATTTAAAACAAAGATATACCATCCCAATATAAATAGTAACGGAGGAATATGTTTAGATATTTTAAAACAGGAATGGAGTCCTGCTCTTACTGTTTCTAAATTATTATTATCTATATGTTCTCTAATGGATGATCCCAATCCAGACGACCCATTAGTACCAGAGATTGCAGAACTATACAAAAAAAATAAGAATGAATATGACAGAATAGCTAAATTATGGACTAACAATTACGCCTTAACGTAAAAGGTTAAATATGTACTCGGCAATGTTTTTAGTCCTTCATAAGGAACAACACTCATATCATTGAATACATAAGTCTTGTCTTCTCTTGTAGCACGAGATATCCAATGACCACCATTCAATCCACCAGAATGCTCACAAGTTGCTACTTTTTTATATGTCAAATTTCCGCCACGTATGAATGGAAAATTCATCTCATCTGGAAGATTAATGTTTGGATTTCTCGGTCTGTGTTGCTTACCATCTGTATAATATCTGTTAAGAGATATTATAGTTATATCAGGAATACGTCTTAAATTGTAGGTACGTTTGTAAGTATATCCTTCCTTATGTTCGTAATCTTTGTATTCTTTAGGATCAGGAACAAAGTCTGTTTCTAGTTGACATTGATGGCTTAACAAAAAGTTTTCCAGTCCTTTTTGTATAAGACTTTCTTCATCAAATGCATTAATTATCGTACCATTATCTCTTTTCTTAGAAAGAATTTTTTTTGTCTCATTACATATCAAAGTTACTTCATATACATGATTGAAAGACGCATCCAATTCCTTGTTATTTGCTGCTTCGAGTAAGCACATCAATCCATCTCTTGGCGATTGTTGTCCAAATGCTATATCTAATTTTTGTTTCTTTATTTCATAATCTTTTAACATACCCTTCAATATCAATACAGACATAGGTCTAATATCTTCAGATTTTGTTATTTTATTTACTAACGTACATAATTCGTTGTAAGTATGAGATTGATTCTCAATAGAATCTTGATTATCCTTAAAATGATTATAAAAATGTTCGCAAGATATTAAAGACTGGAGTAAGCTATTAAACCAGCACACTACTCCTGTATTATTAAAACCTGAGGGTAAGTTCATTTATATATTTACAACCAAGTATTCTCAAAGCCATATTCATTATCTTCCTCCATAGGTCTGGCATCGCCGTGTGTTCTCTCAGTAACACCAGCAGCAATTGCCCTATGATCTCTTGAAACCGCGCCATAAGCCTTGCTCAACCATAGATTGATACAGAATCGCATAGCTCTCTGAAGATTTGTAATGAAGAATACGTTACGAACAAGCTGTGTGTTGAAACGTTCATATCCTTCACAACGGAATTCTTTAATTTTGGTGTTATCACCGAATACTTTGGTCAAATCATATGACAGTATATCTCTTGAGTCGGGGTCGTAGAAAGTTAGATTAGTAAAAATCTTCTGATCAGGGTTTCCAACACCTTGAACTCTGTAACGTGTCGGTATTACGCCATAATCACTCAAGCCCGGCTCTGAAAAATCAACTATATCTTTTCCTCCCATAAACTTTTGCAACAAATCCTGATTACCCCGATTGTAAAGCCTCGCCCCGCCCCGGGCGGGGGCGGGGGGCTCCCTCTCCTCCTCCCCGCCCGGGGCGGGGGCCCACCTATCCTTCACCTCCATTCTCATCGCCTCCAGTCTCCTCGCCGTCTGTCTCGCCGCATCCACCGCCTCCTCCAGTCTCCTCTCCGCCTGTCTCGCCGCCTCCCCCGCCTGATTCTTCAGGACTTCCTTATTTCTCGAATCCTCCGTCGCTATTTCTTTCCTTTCATCCGAAATCTCTCCATCATTTCGCATTCTATTCATTGTTATTATCGCATCACGCGATTCCTCTTCCGCCCGCCTCTCGTTATCTTGCGCCACCCTCATCTCCCATCTTATATCGTACATTCTCTCCTCCGCTTGTCTATTCGCCTCTTGCATTCTCATAATCCCTCGTCTTTCCTCCGCCAGTCTCAGCCGCCGTCTTTCCTCCGCCAGTCTCTGCAGCCGTATGTCCTCCGCCAGTCTCTCCGCCGGGGTTGGCGGAGGCGGAGGCGGTCTCTCGGCAGCGGCAGCGCCGGGTGCCGGTCCCGCGGCAGCGCCGGGTGCCGGTCCCGCGGCAGCGCCGGGTGCCGGTCCCACTGCGGCTCCCGGCGGAGGCGGAGCCGGTCTCACGACAGCGGAAGTGTAATCGGTATCGGGATCGGGGTGTGTAAAAGTTGAACAATAAGCATCGACTTCCGGATTTGGTCCATATCTATTTCCTGATTGCATGCTGTTCAATAAAACCTTTCCGTATAATTGATCAGATAAGAACTTGGGTACTCCCATACCAAGTTTATCAAAACCTTTCATAATTCTACCAATAGGACCCCAATGATAAGCATTTATTTGTGCAGTATTTCCAGCCGGTAATCCATAACAATATGTATCAACTTCTGCGTAAGGATCAATCATCATTCTGATGAATACTTCCTTTACAATTTGATGATAATAATCACTTCTAATATCTATTTCATTAAAGTCATCAGGATTACCGAATTCATGAGTTGTTTTGTTTGTCATTTTTCCAGGTCTGAAATTAGGATCTGTAGATTGGAATATATTTTTGAAACATACGATTTGTCTTCCTGGATTCTGACAATCTTGGTTAGTACCAGCAGCATCTTGTCCATATCCAGCATACACTATTTCTTTCCACGGTTTTTTCAAGTCATACATAGTGTATAAGAATCTCTCAAGAGTGTATGAATAATTGTAAAGATTAGCGAATGGCATAAATCTTTGAACAGCATGAACGTTAATAGGATTGATATTTAATTCGATGATGAGACCGATGAGATCTTTCATACTACTACATTGTGAGTCACCCACAAGACTCTCAAAACATCTCTCTCCAGTGAAACGAGTACCAGACTTTTCTACCATACCTCTGAGATTTTCTGTTAATGTTCTCTTAATATCTTCCGGTTCATCTCCTGCAATGATATCAAAAATGACACTGAATGGTAGAGCCTGTTTAAGATTTGTGTAAATCAAATGACTCTTATTAAGAACAAGAACCTTCATAAGATTGTATTGATTATCTTTTGTAAGTGCTCCACCTAATATTCCTCCAGTTACAATATTAGTTTGTTTTATTGCAGGTGTTAACACAGCAGATACTAATACCGGAACAGTCCCTACTAAATCTTCATTTTCAGCTAATAAGTTAGGAATATTATATTTTTGCATCATAGGTCCTGGTTTATTGCTAGATAATTCTGCTGCCAAATTATAAGCCTCTACAGACACTGCATCATTAGAATAGGCTAATGCTAAATCTAAAGTCTCGATAAGCTTCTTTTTAAATGATTTTATTAATTTATTCATATATGTTTTATAATCATCTACTCCTGGGTTGAATCCATCTGTTATAAATATTGTATTCATTAATTCAGCTAAGAGAGTAAGCCTTTCTGCTTGAGATCCACTTGTATCACTTGCACCGGTAACAGGTAACTCGTCGGGACGGCCAACGGCAGGAGGAATATCACCAGGAATATTATCATCAATGACTTTAATAATTCTATTATAGTCTGATGGATTAATAGTAGTAACGGCACATGTAAGATTTGCATTAATAATGGCAAGTATATACGGACCCATCAGACGTATAGAATTAAGAGCCTGATCTTTAACTTTCATAGTAGATCCATCATTTATCTTCTTTGCTAAATCTTTATAAATCCGTATCATTAAAATATTATGGTCTATATCATTTTTACTATGATGAGCTATAAACATATTAAATTGTTGTTGTAATCCAGCTAAATCTGCTTGTCCATCACTGGAAGATTTACCCATACTACCTGAACCAAATACGAAGTTATGACAGAATTCAACAAGCCAGATACGCTGTGGATTATGATCATTCTTTTCAACCGTACGTACCGTAAATCCATTATTAATATTTTTGTATGGAGAATAAGTTTTATCGTAACTATATGGCTTAACTTCTACAAGGTTGAATGTAGCTGGCTTCATTCCCTTAGCAGCAATAAGATTAGTAGCATGCATTCTACTTACATATGCTTCAAATTGATCTAAAACTACATTTGTGTAATTTTCTACACCACCACCTCCCTTGAAACCAATACTGGCATAATCACCAGCCATAGCGGACTGTTCTGAGAAATCAATAGCACTGTAATTAAATCTGAAGAGATCCAAATAACGTTTAACAAACTGAGAGTAATTAGAACTATCGATTCTTACTCTAGATCCAGTAGCCTTCTTTATCAAGCTAAGAGCGTGTCCCAAATACTTCTCGCTTAAATACTGACGATTATCCGAGTATAAAATACCTTTAGCTCCATATTGTAACTTAAATGGATCAGTATTGGGCTTTGTGGATAAACTATGTAACGGAAGGTAGCTCATATCAGGAGATGAGAATATTGATACCAAAGAGATTGGAGTAAATACTGGACCATCGTGTAATCTCTTGTGGGTTTCTAAATAATTACTACTGGGGATCATATACTTGTCATCAGGAACAAATTCCTTAGACATACTGTCACACTTACTGGCAAGATGTGAGCAAACATCCTCAATGTTTGTGATAATTTCCATAAAGTAAGCATATCTGGCTTCATCACTAAAATTGCCAGCACTATTGTAGAACTCATTATCAGACAGAATAGCTGAACCACCTCCGTGTTCATTGGTTAGAGGGTATTTGTTAACATCATTCTTAATATCATCAATCTTATATTCATTATGATGTTTAAAACAATAATAAGAGAAATTATCTGCTTCAGATACTTTAGCATCTGCGAAATCATCATGCACAGCATTAGGATGGGGATTAATAAAATTGTAGATTGTATGTGTTGCTATTGGTTCTACCGCCCTTCTTACCCACGGCATTGAAGTTCTCATCAAGCGTCTCTTATTCTCTCTGCTTCCACATCCCTTTGTAAGGAATGCTCTGAGAACCCTACACTTATTAGCAAGCTTCAAGAAATATTCCCTGAACATAGGAAGCTTTAATCTGTAAACATCTACTAAGCTCTCATCTTTAATTTCTGCGACTGTCTCATATATCAAACACGAACTCGTTGTTGCCGCTGCTGTACATTGAGCCGCTGCTGGTACTGTAGTGTGAAGTTTTCTCAATGTCATAGCCAATGAAGTTACTAGCAGAGAATCCTTATTGGGAATTGCGTATTGGATATTGGCTGCATTCGCACCAGAATCTGCCGTTGTATATAAATCAGGATATGAAGTAGCAAGTTCGTTGATATTTGTAGAAAGTCTTGTTTCTAACACAGAATCAAGAACACCTTTATAAATCTTTCTTGCAGCATAGTCGTAGAAACTCTCAATCATTGACCTAATTCCGTAGTTAAGAGCTGGTAACAAAGCATTCATATGAACGCCGTTAGATAAATTATCTAAAAACATAGTATCAGGATTTACATCAAAAATATCCTCCTGTAAAAGTTTTGCTACTTTTGCAGGCTCAGTCCCTATAAACTCTAACTTTTTAAGAGTACTTTCAGACGCATCTACTTTATTATGAGGAACAACCTCATAATGAGTAGGCATAATAGCAGCGATAATGGCATCGCCTCCTGAATTGTATGGAGTGACGGTTGTGAAATACTTGCTACCTTCTGCTATCATATCAGATAAATCTCTATTGCCTAAATTGGGACTATCTGCATTGAATAATAATCTAGGTAAATCTCCTACAAGAGCCTTGTGTGTATTAGTCATAGTGGAGTTTACACATGCAATTAATGGTTGGCATTTTACCTCATCTCTCAAATGAGGTTCAAACATGACAGTAAGATCGTATTCTAAATCATATATAGAATTTCTACCCTGTGGAAGATCAAGAGAGTAGTCCGGTAGAACACTTCTATTATAATAATCTGACATAAAGCTTTTTGGCATAACATCGTAGAATTGAGAAGCGTATTGTTTTACTTCACTTAAACAATCAACTAATAAGTTCTGAACAGGAGTAACATCCATATAAGTACCCTGAGTAGATATAGTAGTTGAAACTAATCCACCCAATACGGATGAAAGACGAGAAATAGTTCCAATAGCTGTAGCATATACAGGAGTAAGGTCAAACCTCATCAACATTTGATTAATAACTTCAATGATAAACTGAGCCCTTTTATTTTTGATAAGACCCTCTCCCATTCCTGATTTAGGATCTGATAAATCATTACCATACTTAGCCTTTGCTACCTCATACGGTCTGAATTCTTTCTTACAGGAATATAAAGAAGCTATACAGTTCTTCATTGTACCAACATCACCCTGACAACCAAGACCAAATAATTTTATACCTCCGTGTTTTCTAATTAATAAACTAATAACACCAGAATATAAATCATATTCACGTCGTTCATTGTCTCCCGCTTGTGGATATAATCCTTGTAATTCTGGCGGGTCTACTCCTACAGGAGGAGTAAGAACAATCTCAGCATCCTCTAGAGCTTTGACTAATATTTCTTTTATTAATCCGTCTTTGACTGCTCCTTTATCAGATTTATTAATATGGTAAAATACTTCTCCTGAGAAGCCTGCAATATCCATTAATGTCGAATGTAATATATTTCTTGCATTTACCAAACCGTCTGTCATCAAAGCTACTGTCTCACTGAATATAAACAATGAATCTTGATTGACTCCAGTTTTATCAGATATATCTCCTTTACCTCTGCTGTTGATTAGATCTACAGCGGTCTTAAACTTAAACTCATTTTCTCCTTTTGCGTCTTTAAGTCTAAGCTTCATATCATCTACAAAATCTTCGTGGAATGTCTCTTTATACACATCAGTAGTAATAGGGTATTTTGACGTATGCGTGTCACAATCTCCGTCTGGTTTTGACTTAAGATATTCATCTAAAATAGAATCCAATTCAGTTCTAAGAATTGCTAACTTCTGATATAACTTATATTCACATCCTAACTTATACTTTCCTAAAGCTCTTTCTCTAAGAGGATTAGCGTAACTGTCTCCAATCTGACCAGTCTCTCCAATTTCGTCATAATCTACTGACTTGTATTTGCTGTAACTCTTACCTAAAGCATCTGATGGAGTGACAATAGCATCAAGATTTGTGATATCACTATCTCCATAAGTTTCAGTATCAAATTCCATTGAACCAGTACATTCACCAAAACGTCTAATTTCTTGCTGTGTGAAATCAAGACCATCCGGCGCAGCTCCCAATCTACCTTCAAACGTTTGTAATTTCTTCTGAGCTTCTTTATCTACTAATATACTGAACTTACTATTAATTTCTTTAACAAATGCCATAATTGTATCTTCCTTAGTCCTGTGTTTAGCGTGAGCCTTATTAATCTCAGATACGATAATCTTAGCCTCCTCTTCGGTATATATTCCATTATTTTTGTCAACAATAAATATGAGTTTTCCAAACTCTCCTTCTAAATCCTTTGGTAATCTAATAATGTAATCTGTGGCATCATCTGCTTTATGTCCTGCAAATAGATGTTCTGGTTTGCCCTTACAATCCTGTACCTTCTTAGCATATCTTTCGAACAATTTATTGTAAAATTCAGCAAGACGTGTAATGTAATAATAACATTCAAACGAATCGTCATCTACCTTAGGTGTTAAAATAGATTCTAATTCTCCATGAAGTGTGCTTGTGAGAAGACCAAGACCACCTGAACCGCCTTTGCCTCCGTTTTTACCACCTCCCATAATAGATCTTACAGCCCTTTGCATACCCATATTTACAGGCTGTTGAGTGATTGTGAAAAGACCAACACAAGATAATACAGCAGATGCTACAGACTTAATACCCATAGCGCAATATCTATCTTCAGCATCATAAACACTCTGGTAATATTTCGCAATGTTTTGTCTGTACTCTTTAAGACCTTCATCACCCTTATAAAAAGTATCATTAATCATATATTTTTTCTTTGTAGTTTCAGTAGGATAGTAAGCAGGCATAATCATACCCATAAGTTGTGTTAATAATGTAGTACGCTCAGGAATAGGTGCGTACTTATTTTTAGAATCAGTACCATCATCCTGATCATCCTTCATTGCTTCTGCTGCAAGTAAATCACTTTTTACTTTAGTAGCTCGATTTAATAAAGCCAGTAAAGCAGCTCTTTGAGGATTATCACGATCATTGTTTACTTCAATTCGTAAGTCCTCTATATTTGTTAATTTTTCGTTTAATTTTTCATCTCCATCCTTTCTTGTTTTGTTAAATAAATAAATTACATTTAGTTTCTCTACTTCAACTTTAGCAAGAGCGTCTGCTTTGGGCTTAATGCCAATCCTAGAAAGAACAGATGCACCTTCACATGCCTTCTTCTTACAATCATCATTAAGATTGCGTCTCTGTAAAGCACTCTGTTTTAAATAACTAAGAATAGAATAGTAAATTTGTGAGGGTGTCATAATAGATGTACTCTTTACAGAGCGTTCGATGACTCTGTTGTAAAGACTGATAAATGAATGGAAGATGTTCTTTAAAGCTTGGAAATTGTTATAGAATTCATCAATATTCTTACGAGTCCTATCCTTATGCTTCATATCTACAACACCAGTAGCCTTACCGTACATAGATAACTGTCCAGAAGCTCTTACAGCCTCAGTTAGAAGTCTGTAATAGAAAGAAGGAGTAGTAGGATCTTTAAGTCTCTCATCGATCTTGGAGTATTGAGGCATACCGTAACTCTTACCGTCAGCAAAAGCCTCAGGATTTACTGGTTTAAAGTTAACTTGGTCTTTAGTCATATTACTTGGAAGTTTGAGTGAAGTCTTTGGATCAAATGGAGAATCTAAATTAGTGGAAGGACACTTATATTCTGCACCCTTATTATAAGGAGGGTTCCGATCAGTAGGAAACCCTACGTGAGAAATATAGGCAGGCATACTCTCAAATACAGCAGAAAGTAAATTACCAGTATAATCAGTAAACCATTTAGTATAAACCTTAGTATCATCTAAGTACTTCTTAATTTCCTTTAATAAATCTACATCACCGACAATCTCCTTAGTAAAAGCACTAAGAAGAAGATCGAGAGATTCAAGAGCCTTGTACAAACGATGCTTAGCTCTAAACTCATCATCTACTTCTCTTAAAAGCTTTACAAAGTCTCCCTTGTTGGCTTCTAAGTATGTCTGGACAGTAGATATATTATAATCATTTCTCTGCGCAAGTCTACCGGTATATTGGGCGACTAAACTACATTCCTTAACGTCGTCGTCTGTCAATAAAATACCTCCTGTGCTGGGACATCCGCATTGACCAGCTAACTCAGCGGCAGCCTTTGAGTCAGCAGTTAATACAGAGTGTTCTCTGTCAAGATCCTGTCTCCTGTTTCCTACAGCCCAAGCAAGAAGTTCGGGATATTGTTCTGTGTATCTATCTAAGTCCTTAGCACTCATATTGATATTCTTGCGCATTTGTGAAATATGCATTGAATGGTAGAAGCGATTCAACGCAGGTCTGATATTTCCCATACATTGAGGGATTGTTGAAACGATATCTTTAATATCAGTGAGACTGGTTGAAGCAAGAAGTGTCTTTAATAAATCAGAGAAGAAATCTACCTTCTTGATGATATTGTAAATATTATCAGCTGCTGAATTAAGAGGTTTCTTTGCCTTAGGTAATTTATTACCCAATTCCTTAAAGCTACGTACTGTCTTAATTAACTTTTCCTTGTATTGCGCTGCCATACCACGGTATGTATCATCCATATAGTAACCAACAAGAGCAAGATATACATTAGGATCACGAAGAGCTTCGATGTATTTCATATTCTCTAACGTATCAACTACTTTAGCAGTATCATATCTGGTATCTCCAAGATATTTACTTGCTTCATAAACGTGTTCAATGAATTCATTGATATTCTCATTCATTTCATTAGTGAATGCCTTAACTGCTAATTCAGCTCTCTTTCTCTTTGCAATTCTCTCGATATCCTCGGGATCTAATGCCCCTCCGGACATATCAAAAGATTCGGCACTTCCTCCACTATGATTATCACCGCCATCGTACAGACTTGTACCTTGCGTACTTATAGGCTCACTATTCATACCATATTCACTACCTCCATCCATATCAAAAATAGCATCACCTCCACATCCACCACCTCCTTTGATGGTATGCCTCTTAGCAAAATATTTCTTAAGCTGTTCCATATGGTATAACATATCTCCGATCTTCTTGGCGTCCTTTGTAGGATTCATTCTAGAGATTTTATTATGGATAGTATTTACAAGATCACCGAACGCCTTAAACTTTTTAAATTGACTCATTGTAAGACCCGCCTTTTCTAATGAGTTATGAACAATATCAGCAATAACTGTAGTATTGCCGATAGTTGATAATAAACGAGCGATGGTATCACCAACTTTACCGTCATCCGATTCATCCCATACATCAGTATGTGAAGTAATCTTGTCAAATCTATTCTTATGTCTGTCCATCTCTATCAAAATCTTATTCTCATCAGTAGCAAGAACATTTGTTGCTAATCTGATTTGTTCTACCATAGCTTTCATCTGCCCAAGAGTAGCTTTTACCGCAATCTCCGCCTCTTGTACCTGTGTAGCCTGTTTAGGGTCACTGATATTCTTACTGGCATTACCCATCTTATCCTTTAATACTTGATTAACTAATACGTGCATTGCGTCTAACTTGTTGAGGGTAGACTTTAAAATTCCGTAAATTTTATAAAATTCTATGTGAGTACCACAAGAAAGTCCGTAAATATGCGTTGCAACGTCTCTAATTAAGTATTGCGGGTCTTGTTCAGTGTTAATAACTTGAATACTTCCTGATTGTGAGAATACATTATTGATAATTTTAGCAATAGTCTTCGCCATATCTCTTAATTTCTTATTACTAGCTCTGATCGTACTCTTCTGATCGGGATCTGGAAGATATCTTTTAACACCATCCAAGATAGTTTCTTGATTTTTCATATTAATCTTTGCGCCAAGTTTCTTAACAGCTAAACCGATACGCCTAATTAATTCACCCTTAACCTTCGCAGAAGCTGTCTTTGGATATGAACTTAATTCTACTAATACATTCTCAACAGTTACATTATCACCTATGATAGAAGATCCGCCGGATAAATGATAATCTCCACCGAGAACATCGGAGCTGAAACTTTCATATACAGCTCCCCCTTCTGCCAATGACCTTGATGTGCCACCGCTCATTGTATATATATATAATACCAATAAATAATTAATTGACTGTAAATGGAATTATATCATTACATCTATCATATTACTTAAGTTATTTTAATCAGTTAATTCTTTTTGTATATATAACTATAATGTATGGCGGTCGTAGTAGTCCGGAATGTGCTAAGATATGGTCGTTTATTTTATCTTTAGGCGAACATTATGAGGACTATGCAAATAATATTGATGATATTTGCGCCAAAGACAGTTTAACCGATACAGATGGTTTAACTGTTATCATACCGGATAAAAGTTTTATGAAAGAATTTGAAAAAAATATCCACGGTTCTGGTAGTGCCAGTGTAGCAAGAAGAATATTAATGAATACAGTTTGTCGTAAATATTTACCATCGACGTCTACCTTTGAAGAATATTCTAGCAATATACCCTTTAGAAGCGGATTAACGTTAAAGGTTAGTAACATTGATAAATTAAAAAATGAAGTTACATTTTCAAATAATGTTACAATAAAAGTTAGAAAAGATTTTAAGGTTCCTTGTGGATTTAGATATGCCGTATGGGAAGTAGTAAGAGGACAATATCCTATCGAAGTATCTTTTGTTAGCAGAAAGGGAGACAAAAAAGAGAAGAAAGGTATAAGAGGTGGCGGTAATTACATTGTTAATGTGGGAAACGCTTTAAAAAATTCTCTTGATGCGCAAAAAATTGGAATGTTAGCTACCATATTAGCAGAATATAAGACTAGTATATTATATCCTAATAAATGTGATGTCAAACATCCGTTATTAATTAAATGTGTGTCATTATACAATTGGATAAAAATGTATAAACCAGAACTAATGAAAGAAATATTAATAACAATGGATATTAATCCTGGTATAAGTTTATTAATATTATTGTTAGATCCTAATAGTGTAATTACAGAAGAAATATTATTAGGTACAGGTGATAGAAATGATGGTATAGAAATTGCTACTGGTTGGAGAAATTCCATAATTACTCAAAATCCTTTAAAAGAATGGAAATTATATTTAGAACAAGCTTCAAGGTGGTGTGATAACAATCATACACAATATTTTAAAAATTTATTAGGAATTAGAAACACTTTTATAAAACAGCAAAAAATAAATATTGAAGTTTTATCGAGAGAAATTAAAAAAGTATATAGTAATGTAAATGAATATGTAGGTAAATATATTACTCCTGAATACAAAGATATATTTAACAAAAGATATAGCAAAACATATCCATATAGAAAATTATGGGAAGATCAGTTAAGATATGTAGGAACTTCTATTTTTACAAATAATGATACTATGACTATTGTTAGCACGAAGCAAGAATTGATTGATTCTTTACAAAATGCTGTATCTTTTAGACCTATGCTTGATATGTCATATGATAGAGCAGCCACATTTACATTTGAAGGCGGTAGTTATATGTCGCAAGAAGATTACGGATTAACATGTAAATGGTTCTTTTCTACTGCTTTTATGTATATGACAGATGGAAATGTTTTAGTAGAACGAAATAATAAGCCATACAACGGAACATTAGATAGCGCTCCAAAAACTGATAGTATAGTTAATATACATAATATTAATTATAAAATGTTAATCAAAGTAAAGGAAGAAGAATATATTGATCCTAATGTTTTATACTCGATGCAATGGCGTAGAAAAAATGATAATGCTAAATTAAAACAAGTAATAGACGGAATGACTATGGGTGGTGAAGAAACAGGAGATGAAAAAATTGGAGGTGATCCATACATTATAGGTGGAAATAGACTTTTAGCTAGAAAGAAAAATAAAAAACGTGCTAACATTGTACAAAGATCCAGCTGCGATTCAGGAGATGATTCATATGACGAATTGAGAGATATAGCATATATAACTATGTTGACTGGAAATAATCATACATTAGAGGATGAAGAAAATGATAATCTATGTAAAGGAGGAGATAGAGTACAATTTGATCATTTATGATTTTATGTATAGAAAAATAATTGAATATTTAATTTTTTTATATATAAGAGAAATGAGTTATATCACTATCTCACCGGTCTGTATGTCTTGTGGTATGAGTATAGGGCATGTATATGGTATTTATAAAATGATATACGATAAACGTATGGAAAAATATATAGATAAGACTGGATACAAAATATCAGACCCTTCTGCTATGGAAAACGTTGTTATGGGAGATTTTCTAAATAAAGTGGTCGATAAGAGTAGATTATGCTGTAGGCAGTCAATTATGGGTCATATACCCATAGTCCAAGACTCTGTATGACATTCTACAAGAAAAAAAAATTGAATACATAATTTTTTATAATATATTACTGCTATGGCATCCAAAGTATCAAAATCTAATGACCCATCATCTAAGAAGAATAAGACCTACTTCTACACCATTCCAACTGTAAATAATCTTAAAAAATATCAGAAGGAACACGGCACTTTAGAGGGTATGTTAAAAATTGATAATAAACACCCCAGAACAGATAGCAATGATAATGTAAGGATACCTATCCTTTACAATCCTACTCCACAAAGTGACGGTAAATGGGATAAACTTATGGTATATAGCAAAAGTGTTCATATTCATGGAAAGATATTCTCAAATAACCAAAGCGGAAAGGTATATCAACCTGAACTAAAACAAGGAAAATATACAGAGAAAGCTTATCAGAATAAGCTTAAGATGGATCCTGAAAAAGGATGGCCTTGTGGTATCTTAGATGGTGAAGAAATCACTGACGAAGATATCACTCCGGAATTCGCTCTTGTGAAAATACTGGATGAATTTATCAGAGAAGAAACAAAAAAATTCATTGCCAATGATACATGGGGAAAGAAAAAGAAATGTCTGATACAAGTAAAAAATACTAAGATTACAAGTGGATTAAGAGAACACGCAGATGATAAAGACAGTGGCGAGAAGGTAGAGATGGTTGTACCATTCATTACCAGAAAATTCTACAACAGAGAACCTATCAGTTCTCCAGAGTCAGACAAAAATGGTCTGAAGATCCTTGATGAAGATGAAGATGTTATGACTGTTACAAAGGAAACTCTCAATGATATCTTACCTACAAAGACTGAAATACGTATCGCTACAGATTATTCAAATATCTGTATCGGAGACAACGGTATAAGTCTAAATAGATTTATCACAGAGTTAAAACGTATGAAGATGGGCGAAACAAAGGAGAAATTCTCACATAAGGATAGTGATGATGAAGAAGATGTTAAGCAAAAGGAAGAGGATGATGACGAAGATTAGTCTATTATCTTAATACAAGCTAATAATAATATAAAAAAGTAAAAATAAAAATAACTTATTTTTTTTTATTTTTTAAAAATGAAATTTAAGATTTTCTTTTAAAACTCGCACCAAACATTCTCAGCTCAAAGAAATACTTACAAACGAAAAATAAGATTTTTTAGTATTTTATTTTGTCTTTATATTTAATTCTAAATTAATAATAGATATATAAAAAAAATATACACTTTCTATTATATTCTGTTTCTTATCTAATATATCTTTATATATTAGATACTAACGCCATATCGTATTATAAAATGAATATGTAATCAATCTAATTGATAATATAACACTTCAAGCGTTTTATATCTCGTGTTATAATTAATACGTAACGTAAAAGTATCGGAAAATGAGAAAGAGAAAAATTAGGTACCTATAAATCGATCGTGTTTTTTTAGAGAAAGGTGTCAAAATTCAATATCTCTGTCAGAAATCAATTACAAACGAGAAATAGTAAAAAATGGTAAAATTGTCAAAAAAGTTTTCCATTTTAGGTAGGAAAACCTGTTATTATTTAAATACAAGCTCATATTAAGGTTCAAAAGTGGTTTCAAAATCAAAGAATTCTCGTTCCAAGGTTTTGCGAAAATGGGAAAAAGCGTCATCTTAATATTAGCTTCAAACGACTTCACAACGAAAATTTAAAATTTAAAAATTTTGAAAAGTTTTGAAAAGTTTTGTTTTTTGTCTATGGTGGCTATATAGAGCCTCTACAACATAATTATAGAAGGACGTCTTTTGGTAAAAAGGTACAAATTGCAATTACAATTTTTGTTTTAGTTTCTAGTTTATTATTATATGTACTTTTTTGACAGGTCCTGGTGAACTGTTTTCTTCTATAATCACGTTGTGAGACCGTTTCAAACGATTTATAGAAGAAAAACGTGATTTTTCACGTGTTTGACGAGGTAATTTTGGACGAACTTTATTATCAACAGAATAATAAAGCACATATATAAGAAAATGAAAAATCGTCATTCTTATTTTAAATTATATTTAAAATATAATCTAATTTTAGATACGTCGGAAATGTGATTTTAATTTAAAAAATGACAGAGTTAAAAAAAAGCTCAAAAAATCCAAAATTTTACTCACCATATAAGCAGTGTAAAAAAATAAAACTAAAATAATTAATTACAAAATCCTTGAATTTTTAAGCCGTAACGCATTTCTATTTTTTTTCTATCTTTTTGGCTTTTTACATATGTATTCAAGTATTCTTTGGATGACAGAATAATTTCATGTGCTCTAAAATACAAGATTTCGAAAAAATGAAAATTTTCAAAAATTTTTCAAGAGGTTTGACTCTACTGAATTTTCAAAAATTTATCATAAAATCAACGATAATCCTGTTATTTAAAAAATAAATGAATACACTTAAATATGCTATATTCACCATATAAGCAACACAAAAAATATAAATTAAATTAAATAATTATAATAGTGTTTCCCCTGCCATATATTTCATACCCTCCTCAATTTGTCATCATACTTATGATATGTACTTATATTTCTGCTTTCAAGGTCTTCTAAATATGATTCTGTCCATAATGTACAACCATAGTAATATCTATTATCATTTTCTATAGTAGACTCTAATTTATATACATATCCCTTAGACATCTTAGTACATTCAATTATTTACCTACGGATGGTGATTTTTAATAGTTTATAAGCTTCTTCAAGCTCTCTTTCTTCATCTATTTCTATTTGTCTTTTTGCTTGTTCTGTACCGTCATAAACCCTTTTCATTTCAGTTTCCATAAATTCGTAGTCTTTTCTCATCTGTATAACTAAGTAGACATATTTCTGTTCTATTTTACGTTTTTCTCTTTTTATTCTTAACTTTTCTTGTTGTTTCTCTTCTTCTGTCAATTTTCTTGACGTACATGAACTCATACAGTCAGGACGCGATATATATTTTTTAATGTATATATCTTTCTTATCACATAAATCTCTTTTGCTTATGTCGTTATGTTCTTCAATTATTGTACATCTAATATTTTTAAATCCAATTTCTTTAAACCATTCTATACATCCTGATACAGGATGATGTTTATTGTTATACATCATTTTTTCTATTGTTTGAGATGTACAACCATAGTAATATCTATTATCATCTTTTATATTAGATTCTAATTTATATACATATCCTTTAGGCATTTTGTATATTAGTAATTTATTATGTTTAATCTTTCTTTCTTCTTCTTTTAGGTTTATTTTCTTCATCTTGTTTTAAGAGATTTAACATATGTTTTTTTCTTATCTTATACTTAATTTGTTGTATGTAATCTATTACAAGATACTCATATTGTATTGATTTATTTTCAAGGGTTTGAATAAATTGTTGTTCCATTCTATGAATCTGATATTGATCCATATCTACTATATTATAAAATAATTGAATTCAATTATTTTATAATATAGTAGATATGAATAATACTTCTCCATTAAGATATCCAGGTGGAAAAACTAGAGCTTGTAAAATTTTAGATAGTATTGTTAATGATAATTTTGATTTAAAAAAATTTAAAAATATAGTTTCGCCATTTTTTGTTTAATCCTTTAGTTTTTTAATTGATCGGTATCTTTATTATCTATACATATTGTTTTTGATAAATTACAAAGATGATATATTCCACCATTAAACCATGTAAACTTACCATTTTTTGTTTTTCTATTAACAGTAAGTTCACAATAGTTTTCCCAATCACATTTCGATATTTTTAATTCTTTTTTTAAATCATCAATACATTTTCCTTATAGATAGTATTCTTTTCTTGAACTTTTTGGCAGGGGCTTCCTCTTCCATATATTGAATCAAAAGAGGGTATAAATCTATTCTTACAAATTTTAGAAATACGATATGTTCGTAATTTTATAAGTTACAAAACTACATAGTCAAAAACACATAATGACACAGAGAGCGGGAAGGATTTATAATTTTGTAAGTATTTTTACGATACTCGGGGGCGACGGGGGTATATTTGGACGTATTTCAATCATATAACACATTTTCACGAGTGACTTTATTATAATAAAACTACGAGAAGCTCGTATTTTCTTTATTCCAGTACTGCAAACGAACGGTATATACACTGAGTCATTCTAATACACATAATTTGATTCTGTAATGATGACATTTACGTACATTATATATAATGCCCCCATCATCTCTTGTTGTGAAAAACGGGAAATCTATATGTTTAATGGACAGCACTAATGCCACAAATAAAAATGTTCTATTACATAATGACAATGGCTCTTTATCTGTCAATGGCTCTTCATTAGGTACTGTCAATGTGAATACATTCACCAAAGCGACCCTTCCGCTGAATAATTCATTAGGTAATACTATTCTTGTTTCTGATGGTACATTAGGTAATACTCCCACAATGGCGTATTTTCATCAGGGCAAGTGGTATAGAACCTTTGACAACTCCCTGATAACTGACCAAACGATAGACTTATTCATATTAGCAGGTCAAAGCAACGCACACGGTTACGCCCACGTATCCGCCCTTGATTCATCAAGACAAACGCAAGATGGATTATTTTATACCAGTTGGCATCAGAACACAACGAACGCTGAAACGACACAATATTATACAGATTGGGCAACTTCTCTTGTTGCGGGTAGCACCCACGGAAGAGGAACTTCGTCTAACCTCTCAGGGCAAACTAAATTCGGTCCTGAACTGGGATTTGTAAGCAGAGCAAACAACATTAATTTGACAACTCGTCCGATTGGTATCATCAAATATGCTGTGGGTGCTTCTACTCTGAATGCTGGGACTGCTTTATCGGACTGGGATACCACAGCGACAGGGAACAAAGAAGGGGACTGTTGGCGAGGATTCCAAACTGCTCTATCAGACGCTACCAATAAACTCAATGCCAACGGTTATTCTTGGAACTTGAAAGGAATGATATGGTGGCAAGGTGAAAGCGGTTCATCTGTTTCCGGATTACAGACACTTTTATCAGAGGTTAGGAACTTATTGGGTACGACTTACAATGTGCCAAATTCGTCTCAATTCCCCATAGTGATAACAAAAATAGGTTACGGTACTGACCTGACACCTGTAGCAAGTGCTGACGCCTATGTAGGCATTGTAGATGCCGATTCTTTCGGTCACTCTGGTTCAAACAACCACATTGGGGAGTCATCCAATCCAGACACCACAGGAACAGGTGTCAATGATATGTTTGAAATCGGAGAAGCATACGCCGACCAGATGGCTCAGGCGATAACAGGTTCTACAAATTCATCTTGGACTCCTTCGTCTATTACTACTCGTCTTTGGTTGGATTTTGACGACCCAGCGGTGATTACTCAGGTAGGGGGATATGTTACAAGAATTGATGACAAGTCGGCAAACACTTACACATTTACAACCCCTTCCGCATCCACAGTTACAGCAGAAACTTCTGTACAGAATGGAAGGAATGTTCTGAGGTTCAACAATAACACAGATTACACCAATAGCACCTTGACCACCTTTGCGCCCAATACTCGGCATAAATGGTACTTTGTCTTGAAAACTACTAATATAGACAGTTCCTTGGATTCTTGGTTATCGGTTATCGGTGGTGGTGAGCAACATATTCTGATGGGCTTGAGTGGTTCTCAGTTCAAAGGTAAATGGTATAATCTCAACGGATATAACCCAGATACATCAACCGCCGACTTGAATGACTCTTGGAATATTTTAAGTGTGGAATGGGATGAAGTCAATGATACGGCGACCACTTGGTTGAATGGCACTCAACAAGATACTGGCACAGGTTCGGGGACATTAGGGGGTAATAAGAACATCAAGTTCAACAAATACCAGCAAATTGGAGATTCCGATTGGGGTGAAGCAATATTTACTGAGAATCTTACACAAGCAAACTCAGATAAGATTGAGGGTTACCTCGCCCACAAGTGGGGCTTATTCGACCAGTTACCAAGCAATCATCCTTACAAAGCATCCGCTCCATAATATACGTCCAGTCTAACACAAAGTTAAAGTACCTTCCGCATTCAAATCGAAAAGGTCATCACCTTGCGAATTTCTCACGACGAAAGATGAATTGATATTATTACTGCCAAGTTGGACAACAATTTTACCTTCAGGATGTGTGTTTTCAAGATTCAAGTAACGTGTATTATCATCAACTTTAAACTCGTCAATTACATAATTCGAATCACCGCCAATATTGATAGAGCAAATCCCTACCTCTGTCATATTATGTATGTATATATTGACAAACATATAATGACTTTGGTACTGAATAATCATAACGAATCATATGATTTTGTATTAAAATTGTATTTTATAGTAACACGGTCATCACAATTTTTATTTATTTTTTTATTTTCAGATGATACATAATTACTATTATATTCTAATCCATATTTTTTTATTTTCTCTTTAAACAACTTTAAATGATCAGATTCTTTTTTAAGTTGAGTGGTAACCATTTTATTTATTAGTACATATAAATTCAATTTTAATTATCTCCCAATGTAATTAAATGTAGTTTCAGATCTTGCTCCGGTATTAAGATCTGATGTTACTCTTTTAACAATTTTATAACCGTTATTTATAGTGACGTAGTCTTGTACAAGAATTGAACCATCATTTTTTTGACTAAAAGATGTATTAAATTTAAATATAGTATTCTGATTGGGTCTAATTACATTTTTTGCTACGAGAAGTTTATTATAAGCTTCAGAAATTTTTACAAACTCATTATCGCTACCTCCAGTTTTATCTGGATGACAAGATAATGCTTTTTGCTTATAAGCTTTTTTAATATCATCTTTATTAGCATTAATAGATACACCTAAGATATTCCTGTATTTTTTTAAGTTATCCATATATATTACATATATAAATGCTAAAGAATTTTTTAATCACTATATTTGAGGTAATTTTTATTAGTATGTTAGGATGCTGTATAGAATCTCTTATTAGAATACAATCTCCATTTGATTGTGGGAAAAATGATATAATTTTAAATTATTATAAACTTGACAATTTACCAATGATACCAACTTGGGGTATTGGAGCATTAATTTTAATTTTATTAAAAGCATTTTTTGATTGGACGGGTATTATGAAAACAGACACAATAATATTTTACACATTAGCTACTATTTGTTTGATAATATTTGAATGTAATTCTGTAAGAATTGGAAAATTTTTAAATCCAAAGTTATACAAAAAAATGTATGACAATATAGAAAGTAAAAATGTAAATTATTGGAAAGGTTACGAAAAGAAGGAATCGTTATTAACTTGGTGTGAAGGAAGAAATAGTCTTAAAGCATCTGTATTATTTTTTATATGTACTATACTTTTTTATAAATTTATACATCCTATATTTGAATAGAACAAATATATTAATATATGAAAAAAGTAATTGTTATAGGAGCAAATAGTAAGGCAACCGAAGGTCAATGTAGGTCGTCATTTAATATCGGATACGCATTAGCAAGTAAAAAATACTATGTTATTCATGGGGGAGGTACAGGTACAATGCGGCATACAACATTAGGTATGCAAAATTTTAATAAAGAAATTGGAGACAGGATGAATCACATAATTTGGCCAAATAGCATGCAAAAAGAAAGTGATGAAACAATTGCTGTCTATGATAATATATTTAAAAAAGAATATGTACCTACAATTCACGAAAGAATAGGAAGATTAATAGAAGAAAGTAAGACATGTAATTATCTTATTTGCTACTCAGGGGGGTTAGGGAGTATTAACGAGATATACGCCATTTTGGTTGCTTATTATGATAGGACTTCTGAGTTGTGCCCCGTTTTAATTTGTAATACAGATGCGAGTGAGTTTATTGATAATATGATGCGTATGCTATACTCGTTCGATATTCCAACTCGCCCCTATATGCGCAAGATGATTGACAAAATTAAAATATTATCTGAATCTGAATTGATAGCTATGCTATAATGCATATTTTATATTAACATGATGTATTCTTCTTTTATGTCTTAATAAGGCATTTCTACTAACTTCTATATCACTTATATCATCAAATTCTTTTAATATTTCATAATTAATATTTTCATAATCTACTTCATTAAACCATTTTTGTTTAGTACTATTTTCCCTTATATTATTGTGTTTATACATTCTATCTATTATATCTCTACTACTACCAATATAAAATCTTTCATCTTCGTCGTCATCGTGATTAAATAGTCTATATATCAATCCGTACATATTATATAGTATGGATTATAATGATGCCAAAAAATACGCTAAGGCAATTAAAAAAGGTATAAGATCGGATGAAAATAAATTTAAATTAAATATAGTAGGATCATTAGCAAGGAAAGAAGATAAAATTAAAGATATAGATTTTTTGCTGACGACCGACAGGTTTAAGGAGGATATGTTAGAGACTTTATATTTCACTGAAGCTTCAAATATAGTAATTACAAAAAAATATGGATGCGGTGATCGAAAATGTTCTCTAAAAATTTTATTAAAGAAATATGACAAGTCACTAAAGATAGATATATTTTATTCTACAAAAATAGAAGAACCTTTTGCTATGTTAGCTTGGATTGGTCCAAGATTATATAATATCAGATTGAGAAATAAAGCTAAGACACGTGGACTTCTTCTTAATCAGTATGGATTATATAAAAACGATAAACGCATAAGAAATATAAAAACACAGTCAGATATACAAAGATATATTGACGTTACTGTAAGATCTCCTACTCAGCGATAAGTTGATCATTCTCAGCTTACTCTGAGAATAATATATTTTTTCAAGGGGGATAATGTTATCTGATTATGCTACAAAAAACCAAATACAATTAACCAAACACATATTATGCGATGTATCGAACATAATGTTTCTAAATAATAATAAACATTGAAATATTATGTCATAATCTTTATTCCGAATCTTCATCAAAACGTTCATAACTATATTTTTGTATAAATCCATTAAGACACTTATTACAACATATTTTCTTTATTTTATCACTACAACTAACTGTATAATCTATTTCAAAATAGTGATAATATCTGTATTGTTTATAATATGTAATATATGATTTGTTTATTTTGTCGATAGTAAGCATATGCGTTTGTGATAATTTATTTTTCCAATCTATATCTTGCGAATGATTATATGGTAAACACTTTTTACATACACAAATTATACTATCATCGCAAGTTAAGTCTTCACATATTATTGTTCTTAAATCTTCACTTAAATTATTTTCTAAACATTCCATACACAATTTGAAAGCTAATCCAAAATTATGATCCTTTTCATATTCATTTATTAATTTATGATATTCATATATATTGACTTTATCTCTTTTTCTTTTTATAAAATCTTTATTTATCATAAAAATATTTATATAATAACATATTATTTGTATAGTTACTATTTTTTTATATAGTTGTTATGGAAACATTTTATCAGATTCTTGGAGTAGATGAAAAAGCAGATCCTAAAGATATTAAAAAGGCTTATAGAAAATTAGCGTTAAAACATCATCCAGATAGAGGAGGAGACGATGCTACATTTAAAAAAATAGGAAGAGCATATGACGTTCTATCAGACAAAAATAAAAGAAAAATATATGACACAAAAGGAGAAGAAGGATTAAAAGATTTTGAGCAAGGAAGTAATGATATAGACCCTACAGAAATTTTTGCTAACCTTTTTCAACAGCAACAACATAATAAAAATGATATGAAGCTACACGTAGTTATTCCTGTACAAGTTACTTTAGATGAAATATTTACTGGATGTAAAAAGATCGTAGAATATGAAAGAATTATTGATTGTGATTCTTGTGATGGTATAGGATCTATTGATAAAAATAGTTATATATGTGATAAATGTGATGGTACAGGATTTATTACAATAACAAGACAGATAGGTCCTATGACCCAAAGAGGAAGAGCGCCTTGTACTCATTGTAATGGTACAGGTAAAAAAATACCAGAAAATCTTATATGTAAAGATTGTGATGGAAAAGGTAGTAAATCAATTAAAGATACTCAAGAAATAGAGATACCAAAGGGTGCTGTTACTAATCATCAAATATTAGTAGAAGGTAGAGGTAATCATATAGATGGACAGACAGGAAATCTTGTTGTTGTGGTACAAGAATTACCTCACGAAGATTATAAAAGAATGGGCGATAATCTATTATACAATAAAGAAATATTATTAGCTGATGCTTTATGTGGCATAGAATTTACATTAAATTTTTTAAATGATATAACTATTTTGATTCGTAGCAAAATAGTTATCAATCCATCAAAAACTTATAAAGTCATAGGATATGGTATTGATGGAGGTGATTTATATATCGAATTTGATGTAATCTTTCCTAATAAGTCTCAAATCACTCCAGCATTAAAGCGTAGTCTTAAAAAATACTTAATACCAGAAGATAGAGAAGCTGAAGATACAGCTGGTTTAAAAACTGCTACATTATTAGAATTAGACGATGAAGAATTATCAGGATTCCATCCAAATTTTAATGAAGGAGGAATGCCAGCTGGGGCACAGCAAGTACCTTGTGCGCAGCAATAGAGGAGGCGAGAGAAGCTCAATCAAAAAATGAATTACTTTTTGTAATAATATACATATATGAAGGGTCTTACGTTAATAGAGAACTTCGTAACAGAAGAAGATGAAGATTTTTTGCTGAAAAAAATTTACGAGCAAAAATGGAACACTGATTTAAGTAGAAAGACACAACACTATGGTTTTAAATATGGCTATGGAAGACAAGCTACTTCAAGTATAGAACCAACCATTCCAATACCAGATTGGTTACAAGGTATTCGTGATGAAGTACATCCAGAAGCCAATCAAGCAATTATAAATCACTACCTTCCAGGACAAGGTATAGCATCACATATAGATAATTTTAAATTTGGGGAAAAGGTTGTATCCGTATCATTAAAATCTGGTATATGTATGGACATAGAAAATGAAGATTCAACTGAGTCATTATATTTAAAACCAAGAAGCTGTTTGATATTAGAAGACGAAGCGAGATGGAAATTTAAACATGGAATTACAAAAAGAAGGTCAGATATAGTAGATGGAAAGTCTATAAAAAGAGGAGAAAGAATAAGTATAACTTTTAGGTCTTATAATATATAGGTTAATGGTTATTAAAAGCATATGCTTATTTTTTATAATTTTTATAGTATATAGGTTAATGGTTATTAAAAGCATATGCTTATTTTTTATAATTTTTATAGGATTAATTCTTTTGTTCTGTATGAAGCCTACCTGTTCTAAAGGTGGAGGAGAAAAGTTAGATAGATTAATTAAGACATTAGAAGATGGTTCTTCATATTCATATGATACAATTTATAAACTGAAAGAAGCTGCTAATGAAGATGAAAAAGAATTAAAGGAAGAAATATTGCAGGGTTCTGATTATAGAGAAAAATTAAAGGAAGAAATATTGCAGGGTTCTGAGTTAGGAAAGAATTTATTAAAAAAAAATGCAGAAATAAAAGCCGAAAGAGATACGATAAGAGATGAGGCGTTGATAAACGCTAAACAAATTAAGGATCTAGAATCAGAAAAAAGATATAACGATCGAATAATAGAAGATCTTAACCAAAAAATAAAAGATATACAAAAACAAACAGATAATACCCATTACAATAAAGAAAATTTACATAAAATACAAAAATTATCACGAAAGGTAACAGACTTAAAAGTACAACAGAACATAATATTAGAAACCAACGAAGAAATACAAAAAAAATTAGATAATAATATAACAGAAAATAAAACATTAGATAAAACCAATGTTAATTTAACAGCCATGTTAGAAAATAAAAAATCAGAAATTATAATTTTAAATGACAAATATAATATTTTAGATGATAAATTAGGTAAATATAGTATTGAGCTGAATAGTTTGAATGAAGGCTATGATCAAGTAAATAGAAATAATATTGAGCTGAATAGTTTGAATGAAGGCTATAATAACAAAATAAATTTACTAAATGATAATTTAGAAGATTTACGTTTATCTGAACAGGCAGCAAAAAGATTACTTAAGAAATGTAGGGAAGAAAAAGCAGATATAAAAGAGAATTCAGAAGAAACAATAAGAAAATTAAACGACACTCTAAATAGTTTAACTAAAAAAATAGACATTTTAAATAGACAAAGACAAGAAATGGATAATGTTTACGCTGAGAGTTTGAAGGAACTTAATGATCGTATAAAAAATTTAAATTTATCGAAAGAAATAGATAGAGAACGTTTAATTGAATTAAACGAAAAATCGAGGGAACATGAAAAAGATTTAGAATCCATGAACAAGGCGTCTAGACGTTTAAGGACGATGGATGTAGATTAAGAGAAGTATTACAAATATTAATTAAACTATATATATAGTTAATGTTAAATTTTTGTATGTTACTTATAATGTTTATAGTTGTGGTATTATTATTAATTATTCAATGTAAACAATTTAGCGGTGGTGAACTAAAAGACCGGCAAGATCTGGATAAGTCAGTTTTATATGCATTATCAATAGTTGGTCAAATAAAAAAGGCGAGGGCTGACTTATTGGATAAATTAGAGGAAGTAGAAGAACAAACAAAATTAGAACAAGAAGAATTAGAGATGGCAAAGCAACGAGCAGCAGAAGCACGAGCAGCAGAAGCGAAGGCAAATCAACAAGCAGAAATAGCACTGCGACAAGCAGAAGCAGCACAAGCAGCACAAGCGGATGCACTAGAACGAGCAAAATTAGCAGGAGCAGCAGGAGCAGCAGAATTAGCAGAAACACGAGCAGCATCAGAGCAGGCAGTGCAACGAGCAGAAGCAGCAGAAGCAGCATCAGAGCAAGCACAGAAAGAAGCAGAAGCAGCACGAACAGAATTAGAGCAAACACAGAAAGGAGTAGCAGATTTACAGGCAAGAATAGAACAGTTACAACAAGAGTTAGATAAGGCAAAGGAAGTCTTAGATGCCAAACATAATGTAAGCCAAGAAGATATAGATGCTATGATAGATGCAACAAATAAACTCAACGAGTTACAGGCGTAATAATATTTTATACAACCAAATATATAATGAATATCTTAATACTATTCATATCATTTATTTTAGTACTGATGATAGTAATATGTAATAAAAAGAATACATTTTCCGGAGGAAGTGTGCTTGGTAGAGAATTGCTAAAAGCTGTTGATAAAGTAGAGGTTCTGGTCAGCAATCTTAGAAAACCTAATAATAATACAGTAAGGATGTCTGATATTCTGTCACACGCCATTAATACAGCCAAAAAAGTGAGGAAAAATAAGCATATTACAAGATGTTCAAAGATTAATGCTATAGATACAATCATTAAAAACGTGACTAAAGCCAAACCGATGAATAAAGTAGAAGAGCATACAAAGAGAGCAGTCATTAGAGATTTAGAAGATATTCAAGATTGTCTGTAGAGGTTATACTCTACTCACTTTAAAAAAATCATAATTTTATGATTTTTTATGATTTTGGTATCTATTTTTTTGTTCTACGGCTCTAATATGACTAATTATATATAGGAGAATCAGAGGGAAAACGAAAAAAATTTAATTGAATTCTAAGATATCTTTATATATATCTCGTAATGGCGTCTAATCAACTTACATTCAGACTGAATAAGGGCTTCCTCTTATGGGTAGAAGGATTGACTAATCCTTACAAGGGAAACCCCCTTGGAGAGCTTGTTTATAAGCGTACCTATTCTCGCCTTAAGGAGAATGGAGATAATGAGACATGGAAAGAGACTGTTCAGAGGGTTGTAGAAGGTACATACAGTGTTATGAAAGAACATATTAAAACTATTGGTAAAACGTGGAATGAGGCTAAAGCGCAGAGAAGCGCACAAGAAATGTATGAACTTATGTTTAATATGTACTTTTTACCACCAGGTAGAGGTCTTTGGGCTATGGGGACTGACCTTATCCATACAAAAGGATTAGGACTCGCACTCAATAACTGTGCGTTCATTTCTACAAAAAATATATTAGATGATCCAATATATCCATTTGCTACTTTAATGGATATGTCTATGTGTGGAGTTGGTACTGGTTTAGATACAAAAGGTGCTAATAAAGTTAGAATCTATAAACCAGAAATTCCAGCTAATCAATTAGGTATTAATCATCACACTATTACCGATTCTCGTGAGGGATGGGTAAGTAGTGTTGAAGACTTATTACGTGGTTACTTCAACCCTGGATTAAATATCACACAATTTGATTATTCGGAAATTAGAGAAAAAGGTGCGAGATTAAAAACATTCGGCGGTGTATCATCAGGTCCAGATCCATTAATAAAATTACACGATGAAATAGAAAAGGCTTTTGATAGAGATTTTGAAAGACAGAAAGATTCACCAGAACCAAAGTTATCAAGCACTGGAATAGTAGATATCTGTAATTTAATTGGTGTATGTGTTGTATCTGGAAATATTAGAAGAACTGCTGAAATTATGTTCGGTGAAGATGATGATGAAGAGTTTCTTGACTTAAAGAATTACAAAAAGAATGCTCATAGAGCAGTATTCGGTTGGACATCCAATAATTCAGTCTTTGCTAACGAAAAAACCGACTATTTTAAATTACAAGAAAGAATTAAAGATAATGGTGAGCCAGGAATTGCTTGGCTTGATAGAATGAGAAGTCATTCTCGTATGTGCGATCCTCCAGATTGGAAGGATAGACGTGTAGATGGGGGTAATCCATGCCTCGAGCAGTCCCTTGAATCTGATGAAGTATGTTGCCTCGTTGAGACGTTTCCCGCAAGACATCAAACTAAAGAAAAGTTTTTACGCACTTTGAAATATGCGTTCTTATATGCTAAAGTTGTCACTTTAGTACCTACTCATATACCAAAAACCAATGATGTTATTAGTGCTAATCGTAGAATCGGTAGCTCTCTTTCGGGAATCGCTCAGTTCTTAGGTAAGAATAATATAGATACATTCCGTATTTGGTGCGAAGAGGCATATTCAACAACAAAGAAGTGGGATAATATATATTCAAAATGGTTTGAGATTCCTGAATCTATTAAGATTACATCTATCAAACCAAGTGGATCAGTTTCATTATTGGCATCGTCCACACCTGGAGTTCATTATCCAAACTCAAGATATTACAAAAGAAGAGTAAGAATGTCTACAGGATCTCCTCTTATAGAAGAATTAAAGAAGTCTGGATATCACGTTGAACCTGATGCGGTTCAGCCAGAACATACACAAATTGTTGAATTTCCTATTGATATAGGAAAATGTAAGACTCTCGATGATGTTACTATGTATCATCAATTAGAAATGGCTGCTTTCTTACAACACTATTACGCAGACAACCAAGTCAGTTGTACTGTCACTTTTAGACCTGATGAGGGTAACCATATAGCAGAAGCTTTAGAGACTTATCAATATAGACTTAAGGGAATTTCTTTCTTACCAAGATGTGATAATAATTATCCGCAAATGCCCTATGAGAAGCTTTTAAAAGAACAATATGAAAAAGAAGTAAAGAACGTTAGAGAAAGAGCATCAGGATTTAGTGGAGAGCCAGATACCAAAAGACAAAGAGTAGAAGACCCCGACGCGACAGCTTTCTGCGATGGGGAGACTTGTACATTGAATTTATAATAATACAAAAAATAATATAATATAATTTATTTTTTTTGATCTGACGGGTACGTGTGGGGGTATGGACTTGTCCATACCCCCACACCATCGTCTCAAGTTCTAGATGGTGATAAGATTCTTCCTTTGTTGTCTATTAAAGCACCTGTTGCTGTTTTAAATGGCACTGTGTCTTTAGACCTAAAGTCATTTTGTCTTACTAAAAATACATTTGGTCTTTTACTATTGTTAATAAATCCTTTTATTTCAGCTGGCTTGTCATATAACCCTCCAAGTAAATTGGGATATAAAACAAATAAAATCAATGTACAACACAATAAAATAATTATTCCATCCGTAGAATTCATATTATATATTATACCATTATATTTATTATGAATACTAATAATATTAATATATGACCAATACAGGAATTTGTCATAAATATTTAAAAAATATATGTTGTTATAGCGACAATTATTGTAAGTATAAACATATTGATATGAATGATTTATTAATGATAGATGAAGAAAATAATAGTAAAAATTTATGTAGATGTATTTTAAGTAATAGAGGATGTTCTATGGTAGATTTTAAAAGATGTCATAAAACAGGAAACTTATTAAGACTTTCTTGTGAGAAAGATAAGAAAAGAAATCATTTTATTCAACCAATTTATGTATGTCCAAAACATTTTTGCTACGAAGATTGTAATTGTTATTGTCATATGATACATATTTCATGGAAAACATTTATTAATAATATGTTTAAATCACATATTGATATAGATAAAAAAAGAAGTATAGAATTTTCTACAAATATTATAAATAGATATATTGTTGATGAAGAACAACATGAGTTTAATAAATTAATGTTATATCATAAAAAGGCTATGAAATTATACAATCAACAATATAATTCAGTATGTATAAAATGTGGTTTAAAACCATTTAAAATTAAGTTACCTAATATAAAGTATATTTCTATTTATGTTTTAAATAAAATCCGTCATTTAAATCCTGATTTAATAAAAATTATAATATCATTTCTTTATAATAAACATATGTGTATTTTTCCTATATTAAAAAATAATATCATAGGACTTTTTGGTTTAAGTAATTTATCGATTCATGGACAGCGTGTAGTAGATATAAAGCTACACGAAAAACATGTGATTAATGATAATAATAATAATACAACTAGACCTTTATCACAAATGAATATGTTAAATAATGAAGATATATCATACATACTAAAAAATAAAGAAAGGTATACGCACTAATTTAATGAATTAAATTCTTCAAATATATTGATATGGGCTTGCATTATCAGCATCAAAGAGAGATCCTATATATTTATAATATGATTTAACAGACGATCTCTATATTTGAGATTTTGTTCCTGTATTAGTAGCACCTTCTATTAAATTTGTTTTAATTTCCTTATATCTTAATCCGCCATAGTTAGTTACGTCAGTCATAATCTATATATATGTATCCAAGTACGTGTAAAAACAATAATGAAAAATTTCTATGTAAAGAATGTTATAAAAGTTCTATATCTTGGTATCTCTGGCGCGTACGCAATAATTATATAAATTTTTATAAGTTAGATTATCCACCTCGTTGGTTAAAAACATTACGAAAAATATTAATAATAACATTATTAAAACATAAAAAAATAGATAAAATTACTTGTAAGCCTATTATTAAAAACATTATTAGCCTACCTCCAGAATTACAAAATGTAATTATAAAATATATTAGAGTGTTTTAATATATAATAATTGATACATTGTCATCGGATATAAGAAATCATATATTTTCGTTTTTATCTAAAGATAAAGTAAAGATTATAAAAATTTTACAATGTTATATGAAATAAACAATAATCTTGAATATATTTGTTATACACTTAAGATGTTAATGAACTAAACTCTTCTATTTCCTTAGTGTTACAACAGCATATACAATATCTCTTACCTTCTTTCTCTGCTTGTTCTTTTGCGAAAGCTGTTCTTAAATCCTTAAGACATATATTACAATGTTTATTATCACCTGTAAATGATTACAAAAACAAAGTTTCATTCCATCTGGTGGCTTTTTATTTTTTGTGCGACTTTTCTATTAGTATCTCTACAATATTTTACTATTTGCCTTTTTGCTCCTATAAAATCATTTTCAGGTTTCATATGTCCTGCTCCATTAGGACATCTCTTCATTACAACATTAGATTGACTATCAGTCATCCTTCTATATACTACATTTTCATATATTCAATTTTAGTATTCTCTATAACAATCTGGCTCACATCGCTCGTTAGAATTGAATTGATAGCCGGTATTCCCTTGTCCACTCTTACAGAAAGCTTGAGGATATTTATTTCTTTCTTCGTCGTATATCGTGTTCCACCTATAAGCTTTATTAATCATTGTGTCCATGTTTACTGATGGGCGTCGACAAGTATAAGGATTATATGGAGGGCAGTTGTCTTCTTCACAATTTGGAACTCTATACGGTGCGCATCCTGGAGCTTTCCCATATTTTCCGTTGTACCATCCTGAGGTGGTATTATTTCTTTCACTAAGAGTTAAATCTAAGTCATCACTTAGACCGCGAGCATAACCACGTCTACCCTGATTTAAATCCTGATAATAATATTTATTATAATCCCATCTACGTGCAACCTTTTCTTGCCTGTCATAGTCCATACGTTGGCACTTCTTCATCGTATTCCTTTCTGCTTCTGCGAGGGCGGGACAGCCACCAGGGTAGCTGGCGTTTACAGTATTAAGTACGTTCCAATGTTCACCAGATGTATTTGACAACTCAACATTGCGTAAAACGAATTGATCATCTGAAATCGGAGATGAATAATTGGGTAACGGAGGACAACAATCCAGATTACTATACATCTGACAACCTTGGTCTATTATACCTACTCCTACTATATCTACCATATTTTACTATATATATAATGTGTAAAATAATTACAATATTGAGAACTATTTTAGCCCAAAGAAAAAAACCACTAACAGAAGAGGAAGCTAAAGGAGAGATTATAAAAGATTTAATAAAGCAATATAATTATACATCGGGGAAAAATAAAGTCAACTCTTTTAAAAAAGATATAATTGGTGAGACGTTTAGAACAGATGATTTATTAACTCAATTGTTATTAGAAACATCACAACATAAATATGAATGTATAGGTTGTGGGATTATATTTAAAAATATAGAAATAAAAGAATGTTTATTAGATGACCCGTCTAAGGAAGAATTTTATAATAGTCATATATATAAACACGTAGTCTGTAAAAGATTACACGAAAGAGGATTTGATCAGAGAAATAAAGATTATAGTCCACCAGACCTTATGGAAACTACCGAAGAGTCCGTAAAATTGTAATCTCTTTTATATATGTTAGATAGTCACATTGTTTTATTGACCAGATATAATTATAAAGGATTAACTTTATTTCAGATATTATCTAATATAAGAAAAACCTTTAATTCTTCAATTGACTATCATAGTATATTAAATATATGTACTAGAATGATTGATAAAGGCATATTACAAAAAACTAAGAATAAGAATGGAGTTATAGTATATAAATTATATAATATATACAGAGATGGACAACAAGACAACAGCTGAAGCTCTTTTTTGCGATGATGTAAATATACAATATTTAGCACAGAAAATGAATTGGAATAAATCTATATCAGATTTAAATGATACTGTAAGATCATTCTTATCTAATTATAATGGATATAGTACAAATTTTGCCGATCCGTGGGCGACCGTTAGACATTTAAATAGAATGTTTCTTGATAGTATTGATAAAAACCCATCTACATTAACTACATACTCATCTCCAGCAGAGACTGTTTTGTGGCAGGAGGAGATATATAGATGATCGATCATCTATTGTTATCAGATCAAAAAAATACAAATACTATATAATGGACATACGAGAACGACTCTCATCAGATCAAAAAAAATACAAACACTATATAATGGACATACGAGAACGACTCTCATCAGATCAAAAAAAATACAAACACTATATATAATGAATGAGACTTCTCCTAAAACTGATCTACGTATTTTATATGAAAAATATTACACAAAAACTAATATTTCAACAGACTGTATAGATTTTTTTGACGAACATATAAAACCAGATTATGATAATGATTTAATAATTGAACCTAGTGCTGGTGACGGAGCCTTTTCAAATATACTATTTTCTAGATATAAGAATGTGTTAGCATACGATATAATGCCAGAACACGATAGTATAGAAAAACAGAATTTTTTAGAGATGAAAATACCAACAAGTTGGTATGATAGAACAGTACATGTAATAACAAATCCTCCATTTGGTAAGCAATCAGGTAAAGCAAAACAGTTTATACGTAAATGTTCGAGATTCGCTAATACCATAAGTTTTATTTTGCCAAATTCATTTCGTAAGAAATATATGCAAATTCCTTTCCCGTCAGAATTCCATTTAATAAATATAAAAGATTTACCAGAAGATTCTTTTATATTTCCTGATGGATTAGATACGTCTATATTATTTTGCTGTTTTCAAGTATGGAAAAAAGATTGTAATATTCCAGGTAGAGAATACATAAAATATAAACCAAAGAGTTTTAAATTTGTATTAAATACAGAAAATCCTGATTTTAGTATAAGACGTGTAGGAATTAATACTGGAAGAATTTCCAGAAGTATTGATAAAACTATATCTACACATTTTTTTATAAAGGTTAATGATAATATAGATAAGGATAAATTTTATAATAAATTTAGTAATGTAACATTTCCCAATAATATTAATATAGGTTCTAGATCTATTAATAAGAACGAATTAATAAAAACTATAGAATCTATTAGTCCACACACTCTCTTATAGTGTGTATATAGAATCTATTAGTCCACACACTCTCTTATAGTGTGTATATAGAATCTATTAGTCCACACACTCTCTTATAGTGTGTTTACTTTTCATTTCTTCTTTAAGTAATCTATAATTTAAAATTATAGACTGTCTTATATCATTCATCATATTATAATTCTTTAAATTATTGATATTTACCCAAGATATTTCAGAAATTTCTTGAGGCTGAGATTTATCACTAAATGTCATTCTTACGTGTTCATGTTTTTTCATAACCGCAATATAATACACCATTATATATTTTGTGTTATTTGATATTAATTGTTTTTTAATTTTTTTGTTTGGAATAATTCTATAAGAATTAGGATTTAGTTTAGTTTCTTCAGTTACTTCTCTAAGAGCGCATGTAAATGAAGATTCTGTTTTTAATTTTCTTCCTTTAGGTGGTTCCCATAATAGTTGTGTGTTTTTAGTACTCTGACTTAATAAATTTTTTAAATATCTTTGATTATTTAAAAAATATTTAAAAAATCTACCAAACGCTCTACAATAGTGATCACTTTTATCCTTAGACATAAACATATTGTACCACATCCATTCGAATTCCATAGAATGAATAATAACTTTTTCATTAGTAGTCATTTTGTTCAGTTTTTCTATTAACTGATTTTTATTATTTTTATCATATCTACCTATTACAAATTCACTAAAAGCATATGTACATTTTTTCTGTACTAATAATACACTATTCATTTCATAATTAAATATAATTATACCTACCGACCTTTTTATGGGTCTGTTTTTATGTCTATCGTTTGTTAACATTATATGTTATTTTTGATTAACATAATACTTATTTTTTTTATATAATATAACTAATGTTGTCTGACGAGATTTGGGAAAGAAGTGCTTTGAATTCTTGGGGATATTCTACCCCTACCATACATTATTCTTCAAATAGTTTAGAACAACTTCCTATAGCTACGTTACAAAATGTAGTAGTACAAGAAAAGAAAAAATTAGATCATGCTAAAGCTATAGTTCAGCAAACTGATAATGCTATTAAAGCTACAGACCAAATTATTAAACAATTAGACGTACAGGAACAACAAGCTGTTAATAAAACTAATCAAGCTAAAGAGGTTTCAGATATTTTAAAACAACAATCTGCAGCAGCTTTAGCTTTTGCTAGAGAACAAGAAAGAATATCTCAAGAGGCAGAGAAAGAAGCAGCTGATTATGCTCAATACTTATTAACAATTCAGGATCCTATAAATTTAGATGTACGTGCTCAACAACATCAAAGACAGACTGCTATAAATCAAGCTATTCAGGATGGAACTTACGATCCAGCTGATTACCCTCCTCTTCCTGTATATACAGGAAATAATAATACTGCTGAGGCAGCGGCGAGAGCAGATGCCAGAGATGTAGAGTTAGCTAGAAGAGGAAAAACGCAGGAAATTAGAGATGAGGCAGCCGCAAGAAGAAGAGAATACGCAGCAACACAGGCTGCTATTGCTGAAAAGAAAAGATTATCATTAAGTGCAAAAAACAAAGCGGTTCAAGGTGTAGCACAAGCTAACATACTTAACCAAAAAGCTAATCAATCACTTGCTTCAGCACAAGCCAGTCAACAACAAGCAAATCAGATTAATCAGAGAAAAAATATGACAATCTCTAACTCAGTAGGATTACAACAACAAAATCAAGCTGCGCAACAGACTGTACACAATACTAGTATGACATTAAATTTCGGACAAAATGCATTAAACAAAAAGAAAGCAACTACACTTTACGTAGATAGTGGAGAAACTTTGGATGACGATGGTAGGGGTGATTTAGAGAAGAAGTACTCATCAATTTTCAATAAAGATCCTATGATTAATCAGAGTCGTTCAGCTATTAGTGATAATATTGGAGGTTTTACTGGAAATGAACCACTCATCAATGGAGGATGTGGAGATAGAGCCACTGCTCTAAGTATACCACACGAAATGGATCATCAGAATAATTTCACTGGTAGTAGGAGAAGAAGTATGCCCTTTATGCTGTGAGATGATAGTGTGGGGGTATGGACAAGTCCATACCCCCACACGTACCCATCAGATCAAACTAAAACACCACTTTTAAGTTTCTCCTCTTGTTCCTCTTTCTTTTTCATTTGAGTTAGTAGTTGATGTAATCTTTCTCTTCTGTCATCTATAATACCTTCCCATTCTTTATTTACAATCTCAGTCGTCTCCTTTGCCATCTCATCAAATTTTTTATCTTCTTCTAATAATCCTTTTAAAACTCGTTGTTTATATTCAGCCAATTGACTAGTACCACAACGAGGATACTTTTCTCTGAAACTATATACTAAAAATTCAGCTTGTCTTTCAACAAATTCTTTTTTTGTGTTCCACGGATTATTTGTGAGATGATTGACATAGCGTCGGAGAGCTTCGCTATAAAATTCATTGCTATATACTATAGAACGTACTACAATAGCATATACCGATGCGAATTGTTTATGTTCCTCTACAATCTTTTTATGTAGGCTTTCATAATCCTTTTCTGATATATTTGAGTACATTTTGTTGTAATCATCTTTTCCCATTTTCTTTACATTTTTAATATTATTATCTTTCATATAAGTATCTAAATGTCTATCTTTCATATATTCTCTACATTTTTTTAATATCGCTTCACCCTCTTTCACAATATCATCTGTACCTACCTTTTTATTAGATTTATTCATTATATATAATATGTTATGTAAGCGTAAAATATGCTTTATAGCTAATCTATTATATAAAGATTTACCACTTGATGCTATTTTAATTATATTGAATTTTAGATACAAAAAAAGGTTATTAAGAAAATATGGACTATTCATCAAACAATTACGACTTCATAGTCCCTAGCAAAAGAATCATTTGAATTAACATCCTCGTTATCTGATAGGGATACATCTATTTCACCTCCAGTGATCACTTCTTCCATTCCGGCTACAATATCAGCATATGATACAGTTTTTTCTTCATTAATAGGTTTAGCATCTATACCATGAAACCTTATCGCCTTCTCGCCACCAAAGGCTCTAATTTGTTGTCTATGTAAATGATTCATATATTATAAAAAAATATTTCTTTAGTTCATTACAATATTACTTACTCTTTTTTGTACAATATTATAGATTCTATCTATAGATAAATCGCTAACTTTGTTGAGATCTATAAACACTCCATCATTCTCTTTATTTTTTACATTTCTAATTGGTTTAATACCCTCATTATCTCTAATAATTCTATAAATATATCTAGCTGTTTCTATATCAATAATTTCATTATCAACATGTCTTTTTATATACTGTTTCTTTTGTTTATTATTCATCTATACATTTAATTAATTTATTCATAATTTATATCTTCTCATCATAGTCCATACATTCTCTGATTGTTCTAACATTTCTGGAGTATATGTTTTTCCCATTTCTATAATACCCTTTCTCATAGCATATGCTTTATGTAACATATTTTTAAATGCTTCTTTTGTTGTTATATGAATAGATTCATTTTCATCAGGTGGATTCTTTTGTTTAATGTATAAATAACTATCGGATGGTTGAGTTAAGTCTTTATGCCAATAACCTGTAATATCTACATTATCTTTTTTTGACTTCTCTATAAGATCGATAATATTTATACTATCTTTATTAGCAGATTTATTTTTATATGTATTAAGAAGATCTATAAAGAATTTGGATTCTTTACTCTTTAAATCACTTTCTTGTTCCTTTATTAATTTAATATAGTTATCATATATATCACCTTTTCCTAAAGATCCTTCTAACTTATATACAGTAGCACTAGTTTGTGGTAGTAGTATAGATCCAAGTATATTAATTCTTTTACAGAATGATTTATAATGTATTCTATATCCTACTCGAACAGGAATAATTTGATTCTTTTCTAAAATATTATTGTTTGGAGAAGCTATAAATGTAATTAAACTTCTATCTGTTTTACCCATAATTTGACTTTGTGATATACATATCTTTACAGATGGAATAATATCGTCTTCGGTATATGTCATAGTTAAAGCATCAAAACATACATTTATAACAGATATTCCATTTACATTAGAACTAATAGAACGACAGTTACTAATATTATTTATTTCATTAATTTTTATAATATAAAATCCACCATAACATTTTCCAACAAATGTTTCTTCTAGATCATTCATAACATTTTCTTCTAAATTACTGACATATAAACATGGCGCAGTTACGTTAATTGTGTGTTCTATAGTATGAATTGACTCCATATTATATATACACTTTTATAGATTCAATTATTTATATCTTTCTACTATATCTGATAGTAAAATACCTATTCTCATACTAGAATAATCATTATCAGAAATACTACTAATTTTATCTATAACTTCTTTGTGTATCTTAATTTTTTGTTCAAGAGAATTTATAAGAGTTATAAGTATTTCTATCTTATTTTCATCATTATAAGATAATAATTTAGATATCATAATATTGACTAAATTATTTTGAATTAAACCTTTATTTATTAATTGAGCAATAAGAGTAGCACAACCTTTTATTTTATCTATATTTGAAACATCTATATCTGTTTCAAATACCTTTTGACATTTATTTATTAAATTTCTATAAAATAATAAAAATAACTCTTTTTGTTGTGATAAAATATATTTACTAATTTTATGACATACGTCACAGTATATTTCTATAAATAATTTTTCAGAAACTGCTTTATTAAAAAGTATTTCAATAAAAATACTATAATATTGTTCGTGGTCTTCTTTAATTTTACCGATTAAATTATTTAACTTAGGAATAATAATAAATACATTATCCTTTGATATCTGATTTAAATAAATAGTAACAGTTTTTTGGAATTCTTCCATATATATTATATTTTAACCCCTTAAAATATAATAATATAATATGAGTACTCGTTATTGGTGTCATATGTGTAATACATCTCAACCTACAGTAGAGACAACAATGAAGGATGATCATCCTTTATCGTCTCCTATAAGGAAATGTTCTATATGTGGAAGTGATTTTGTTGAAGTATTAGAATATCCTAATGGCGATAGAGTGGATGAAATAAGAATAGTAATGAACTCAAATGCTAATGTACCACAATCTTATATACAATATTTGTCAGATATATTAAGAGAAGTAGAAGATAGGAATATTATAGAAGCAAGAGCTAATGCTAATTTTGAAACTGTATCTAACCAAGCTCTTAATGAAGATATAGTTGTAAAAAATCCAGCAAGTAAAGAATATGTTGATAGTTTAGTAGAAGTAAATTTAAGTGAAGAAAATCAAGATTTGTGTGCTATTTGTCGTGAAGATTTTAAACCATCAAATAAAGGAGTTATTTTAAAATGTAACCATATATTCCATAAAGATTGTATAACAGACTGGTTCGGACATCAAAATTCCTGTCCTGTATGTAAAACAAAAGTATGATATAATAAATTATATCTATCTATATACTTTTGATCATATTCTGCGAGTTCATCGTTAATTATGTTTCTTAGATATATTTCTTTAGGATGTAAGTCGTCCAATTATATTAATCTTCAGAAGATATGTAATCACAAACTTTATCTGATTCATTATCACTGCTTGTGTCAGGATAGTACATTATATGACGTAAGTTATTATTAAGTATACATTTTTTGATAAAACCCTTTATAGAGAATATTTTGTGAATAAAAATATCGTTTTCCTTTTTGATATATACCAATAATTTTAATATATCAACACGTTTATCAGTTTTAAAATTGAATACAAATAGATCTTGTTTTCTGACAAATGAAATCTTTTTGAATGAAGAGAATTGATTGTATATTACACTTTCAATGTATTTTGTGTTATGCTTTGCAATAACTTCTACTACATATTCCATAATGATATTATATTTAATAGATAAGTATATATAATATCATTATGGTTGATGTTAAAGAAATATCTAAGGAAAGAGAATTTTATAATTTAATACATACTAAAGCTAATGATAAACCACCCTCTATATCTTTTATCGATTATGATTTTTTAAAAGATACAGAAAAAGAAATGTTAAATTTACAAGGACATCAAATTTTTATTAAGAATTTATTTGACCCTCATACTAGATATAAAAGATTATTATTAAATCATAGTACTGGTACAGGTAAGACTATTGTTATCTTATCAATAGCAGAAATGTATATTAAATATTTTAAGAAACTTAAACAACAACCTACATTTACTATTATAGGTTTTACAGAAGATATTATTGTTAGAGAATTAGTGAAATATGTAGATTTTGGGTATATTACAGAATCCGAAAAACAAGAATTAGATATTCTTAGAAAGAGTAAATTAGAAAAAGATATACTCAGACGTAGAGGATTAAAGTCTACTATAAAAAGAAAAATTACAGATAAAAGTAGAGGCGGTTATTATAAATTCTTAGGGTATCAAAAGTTTGCTAATGATTTATTTATCATAACACCATTAGGATTAGAAAATAAAGTAACATATAATTATATATATGAAGACGCTAATCTGTTCCAAAATAGAGTAAAAGACTTAATAGAGAAAAAACATATAATGATAAATAGAGTATTATTAGAATCATTTAAATATGGGTTTATTGCTTGTGACGAAATTCACAATGTATATAATGCCAGATCTAAAAATAATAGAGGTATGGCAATAGAATATATGTTAAGAACGTTGGAAGAAGAAGATCCAATAAGCACACCAAAAATCATATTTGCTTCAGCCACACCTTTAACAGGAAGTGCTGGTGAAATAGTTGATTTAATGAATTTACTAATTCCTGATAGAGAATTTATAAGATCTGATTTTTTTGATAAAGGTAATGAATTTAAACCAGATGCGTTAGAAAAAATAGGAAAAATATGTAGTGGATATGTTTCGTTTTTAAAAGATACTAATATAAAAGAATATCCTAAAAGAATATTTGAAGGAGTATCTATGTTTAATATTAATTATTTAAAATTTACTCCGTGTAATATGAGTAAATTTCAAGAAGATACATTAGCATTAATAAAAGATAAAGATAAAGTTATAGATTCATTATTAGCTACTAACACATATACATTATATGATATCGCATTTCCTAATCCAAAAGATAGCAAGGTAGGATTATACGATAGTAGTAAAATATATCCTATAATAGAAAATGCTCCAAAAGAATGGAAAGATCAGATAGGAATAGAAGCTGAAGGTACTAATATAATTACTGGCAGTTTCTTAGAGCAAAAAAATATAGTTAAATATTCTGAAAAATATAAACAATTATTAAATTTAATTATAAACGTTTTAGATAATAAAGATCCTGGTAAGATTATTATATATCATTATTATGTAGGTACAAGTGGAGTATTATTAATAAAAGAACTTCTATTAAAAAATGGATTTTTAGATGATACATCCATTCCTTTAAGTAATACAAGATGTAGTATATGCGGAAAAGAATTACAACATCATAAAAAAGAAGATCATCAATTTAAACCTGTAAGAGTATTACTTGCTTATGGTGAAATAAGTTCTGAATTAGATAAGACTTTAACAAAGTTTAATGATAAAAATAATATCTATGGACACGAATATAGAATATTAATTGGTTCTAGAGTAATACACGAAGGAATAGATTTTAATTGTATACGTTTTATGTATATATTATCTCTACCAAGAGATATTTCTACACTTATACAAGTATTCGGAAGAGCAGTTAGAAGGAGATCACATATTTTGCTACCGTCTGAATATAGAAATGTAAGAATATATATTTTAGTAAGTTCTTTTGATAGCTCACGTATATCTCCAGAATTATTAAATTACAAGCGTAAAATAGATATTTATTTAAAGATTCAATTAGTAGAAAGAGAATTAAGAAGATATGCTATAGATAATTTTATTAATTTTGATAAAATGAATCTTCCGGATAAACCAACTATAGATGGCCTACCATTTAAACCAGCTTTCCAATATAAAGCAACAAAAGAAATACAAAATAATGAAGTTACTACATTTACTGCGTATGATTATTCAATAATAGAAGAACGTACTATAATAAAAATACTTAAAAAATTATTTGCGTATAGACCTGTCTGGACGGAAGATGATTTATGGAAAGTAGTTAAAGACCCTTTTGTTGAAATTAAAACAGCATACGATCATTCTACATTTTCTAAAGAAAACTTCATATTAGCATTAGATTTTCTTGTTAATATGTCGTTTGTAGAGAACTTAGAAAATATATCATTAAATAATGACGTGAATACACCATATATAAATATTGGAGAAGAATCAAGAAGAGTTGTATTTCAAAATCCGTATTATATTTTATGTTCTACAGATGAATTAGGAATACCTATAGTAGACTATGATACATTTATGAGAATGGATATATCAGAAACAGATAATATAATTTCTATAAATTCTTATATTGATAATACTATTGATGAAACTACATTTTTAAAATACAAAAAGGAATATATGGATAGTTATACAAAAGATACATTGTTATCTTTATCTAAAATACATTATAGATTTCATTACACTGTTATGAGGTATAAGATTGAAGGAGATCCTATAAAAGGGTTAAATGATCTATTTGATCTATATGATGAACTAAATGCTATAATTTATTATGATAATTTTATTAGTACTGAAGTAGCTAATTCGTTTGGGCAAGTTTCTAAAACAAAACCAATTGGTTTTAAATCTGGAGATAAATCTTTTATTTATGTGAAAGGAAAATGGATACAAATAATCACATCTTTATTAAAACTTAATGTATATAAAGAAGGTGAATATGTAGGTTTTACTAAATATTTAACAAACGAACCTGAATTTAAACTTAGAAGAGGTATAGATTTTATAGAAAAAACATTAGACAAAAGAAAGATAGATCGAGGAAGATCTTGTGTAACCCTTCATAGTAAAGTTATTAATGATATTGCGGACTATGTGAAAGTAGATGTAAAAAGAACTAAGTTAGCTTGTGATATTATCTTAGATAAAATGTTAAAATTACAATTTAAAGAATTACAAAAAACAAAAGGTATAAGATATTACTTATTCTTCTGGGATATAAATCCTATATGAGACGATGGACTTGTCCATACCATCAGATCAAGAAGGTATTTGTTTCAGTAATATTTCTTGAACAAGAGAATTTATTTTATTTTTATTAGGAGTATCATCACAATCAGATGAAGACTTTTTATTGTCTTCAAATGATACCTTTTTCTTTCCACTGCTTCTTATATTAGAAAGAAATCCTTTACTTTTCGATCCGGCATTGTCATCTGCTTCAGAATCATCTGTTATTTTAGATCTTTTTTTGTATTTACGGTATGCATATACAAATAATAATACTATTATTAATGCTATAAAAATTCTCCTCTTAGGGTCATTGTTATTACCTGATTGAATTGGCATAGTGTATATATACGATATTAAGTTGAATATAATTGAATTTGATTTTTAGGTAACATATAATGAATCATACAGAGTTGAGATATATTGCCAGTAAGTGCTATACGAGGCTGAGTGTCGGATCTGAGGAAGATGGAATACATACCTCTTACGAGATATGGTATAAAGAGAAAGGCAAAGACTCAGAGAGAATAATAGAATTTGTATGCTCAACTCTTTGTTATATAAAAAATTTGTCAGATTCGATAGAAGGGTTTTCTAATATTTATTCATATATAAATTTGAATAAATTGACTACAATATTCAATAACATATCATCAAAAGAAAATGATATGTTATCTGAATTCAAGAAATTTATTATTAATCCAGACAACAACAAATATATATTATATACTGTCTAGATGGTACTAGATGTTACGTCTATAAATTTTTCTAAAGATAATTTACATTCAGAAGATGCTGTATTACACGAAGTTATAAATGAACAATATGTTACATTTATAAATTCTGATGGCAATGGTAGTGCGGGAAAAAGATCTCAAAAAGTGTTACATAAATTTGATAATGATAATTTAGAACTAGCATCTATAATAGCAGTTACTACTAATTATTACACAAATCGTATTTTTAAATCTATAGTAAATGATTTGAAATTTAATAAATTTAGTATAGAGAGAGCCTCAAGAAGAATAGAACATATTATTATAAATGAAATAAAATTAGATAAAAGACTAGTATATTTTTGCTTTTTATTATCAGTTATTGATTTAAAAAATAAAAAATTATATTCTATAGGAGTAGGAGATTGTTTATATACTGTGTTTGATTTAAAAAATGGTACTATGGAAACAAATACATTACAAAAAACACAATCTTTAGCTTTTAACGGAAGAGGCAGTGCTTTAGTGGGATGTCCTATATCAATACATAATACATCGTCATATTTATATCCTATAAATGTAAAAGTATCAAATATACCAGATAAATTTATATTCTTACAATACTCCGATGGACTCGGATATGATATAGCTGTACCTATACATATAATAGAAAACGAATTAAAAAGAACAATAACTTGGGATGATGAATCTTTAACTGATGATAATATTATCAAAACTCACAAAAAGATAGAAGAAAAAATACTAAAAAAAGATAAACCAGACTCTTCTTATAGTAGATATAATATTACGAAGAATGAAATGTACAAAGTATTATCAAATAATAAAAGTACTACAAAAATAATATTAGAATTAATAAAATGTACAGAATATGCTCCAGATAACAGAAGAAAAAATGATGATATATCTCTTGTTGTATTCTACCATAATCCAGTATTTTGAATATGTTTATTAAGTTTTTCTAAACGATCTTTTAATAACATTTCTTCATTTTTTTGTTTAATGATAGCATTATTAATTTTTAATTCATTCATATTATTTAGAATATTCATTATATTATCTAATTTTGTTTGTAACATATTCTTAACCATTTCCGTAAGGTCTTTCTGTAAATCTAAAGAAATTTGTACCTTTTCTTCGTTAAGTTTGTTAAATTGTCCTAAAGACTCTTCAGACATAGTTATATTTGTTCTCAACATATGTAATTTATTTTCTATATCATCTTTTTTGTATGTGTAGTATTTTTGTATAGCTTTTTCAACAACGTCAGTATGTATTCCTACATTAGAAGAATTTGCTTCAATACTAGTAATTCTATTATTAACAGCATTGAACGTTTCCATACATTTTGTTAATTTTATTGAAACACTTTCATCTATCCGCTTTGTATGATCATTAACTTGTTTTGATATATTATTATTCATCTTTTCAAGTTCTTTATTATGCTGTGATATAATCTTTCTAAGATTTGTGTTTTCTTCTTTCATATTCTCAATTATTTGTTTTAAGTGAGACGTTTCTGTAGGACTACTTTCTTTATATTCCTTAATATGTTTTTCTATAGCATCTAATCGTTCAGCGTGTTTTTGGTGGAAGGGTTGGAACTGATCTTGTGCCATCGTTCTTACCTGCTGTATTTGCTGAGCATTCATAATTGCGATATAATATATGTTTTGATAATTTATGTGCCTAATATATAATTACAAATGAGTGAAAATCATACTAATTATGGAAATCTTAGAATATCATCTTCTACCACAACCGCTGTTAAAGGTATTTTCCTTGGAGATGGTAATAATGTAGATACAAAATTTGACGCACGTGCCTCTGCGGAGGCAGACTGGCCAGATGATTCTATTACTGGAACGTTAACATATAATAATGCTTCTTCGCCAGCGCCTAATACAGGAGCATCAACTCTATGGTTCACCGAAGAAGGTGCTGGTGGACCACATAATCAATCTCAAATGAATATTCGTGTTAGAGGTATCGCAGAACCTGTAGATGATCAAGATGCCGTAAATAAGAAGTATGTTGATGAAGCATTACAAGGAGTAGTCAATATTCACACTAATGTTATACAAAGAGTATCAACACAAGTAACTAATCTTGCTAATTTTGCTTATAATGGAGGAGTCGTACCGGCGACTATGACATTTGCCGTTCCTAACTCATCTCCTTGGAGTTTTACTCATACAGGAGGTACTGACGGTAGTGTAAATTACGATACAGTTACTACCATCGCTACTGGACAAGTTACTCAAAGAGTTGTATTTACTAATAATGGAGGAGCTGGCGCTCACGTATCAAATGGTGTCTATGTTTTATCTACTATCAATGCAGCAGGTTTAGCTGTATGGTCAAGAACTGATGACTTAGATGTTCCTGATGATTTAAGAAAAGGAGAGATGGTTTTAGTTTATACACCTTCAGGACACGGAGGATTATCTGTCGATCAAAATATTGCTTACGTTCTACAATCGGCTGTAGCTGATCTAACAACTACACCACAAGATTGGAGAGAATCTACTACTCAAGGAGTACAATCATTTGCTGCTATTTTACACAATGATGCTGATACAGTAAGATGTAGAGGTAATAATTCAAACGATAATGATTCTGGTAAGCCTGTTGTAGGAGCAGCTGTAGGAACAAATGGTTTAGCTGTAATACAAGCAAACGATTTATCTGCTGTAGGTAAAGCAGGGAATAATTTTGAAATAAATGGTACTGGCTTTACATCAACATTTGCTGGTAATTCTACTATAGATTCTGATACATCTTTCCATCTAAATGCACAAGCTTCTCTTCTCACAGTAAATGCTTCTGAACTTATTACTTTTAGATGTGACGGTAATGATGCCTCTAATTTCAAATCCGTGGGTGCAACACATACTTTCGCTTTTGCTTCAGGAGGTACTCCTGTAATTGATACTTCGGAGTTACTTTTTAGCGCTATTAGTACTAAGGGAGTTATATTACCTTTAACTGATATTCTTACAGATGGTGGTGGAGGTGCTGACACAGGAAGAGTAGGAGGAGGAGTATTTTTTGATAGCGCCAGTGTTATGCCTGGAGCAAATGGTAATGCTAATAAGTTTCTTATAGCCCCCAAAACTCAAGACAATACGGCTAATAAACCACAATTGGCTATTATAGGATTTAATAACGATAATAGTAGTAAAGTATTAGCTACCTTTGCTGTACCATAGAAAAATATGGTTCTGGTAGAACTTTTTTATATACTTTATATATAGATTAAATGACAGCAACAGATGTAACCAATTTCGGTAAATTACATTTAAAATCTATGGAAACTAATCTCGTTAGAGCAGGATATGTAGGCGCTGCTACATCTCTTAAAATAGATGCTCGTGATAAAACTAACGCTGCTAACAATGCTGCAAATTCTGTTCAAGCAGAACTAAAATATGGATCTACTGGTACAAGCACATTAGAATTTACAAAAATAGGCGCAGGTGCAGCAGGAAATACAGCACCTAATGTATTAATATCTGGTATTGCCGAACCGACAGAAATTCATAATTTAGCTAATAAAAAATATGTAGATGATCAATCTACTGAATTATTTTCAGTACATCAAGAAACTATTGCAAGTTGTAATGGAGAATTAACTATAAATAGTTACACTCCTGGAACTGCTGATGGTAATACTCCAAGTGAGATTTTCTTTATGATACAGTCAGGTGTTCCTAACGGAGGTGCTTCAGGGTTTACACTTGGTGATGATCTTGATGCAGATTGTAGATGCGATGGTGTATTAATAACAGCAGGAGCAGAATCTAACAATAACCGTGTTCTCATTTTAAATTCTAGTAACGGATGGGCTTCTAGTACTGGTAATCAAATGGATGGAATTTACTTCGTTGAAAGTTGTTCTGGTATGGGAGGCGTAGATCAAGAAGTCACATTAAAAAGAACATCTGATATGAGAATCTTTAATCCTGTACCTACTCCTCCTGCTCCAGCTCAATGGGACAAAGGAGAGTTTGTAATTACATCTGGTGGTACAGTAAGAGCTGGTAACGGTTATACTCTTACAGAAACTGTTACATCTCCTACAGACGCTGCTAATAATAAATGGGTATTATTCTCTACTCAACGTGATTTAACATTTGTCGAACCTATTGTATTCAGATCTGGAGCGTGGGCTATTGGCGGAGCATTAGCAACTCCTCAAGGTGCTGGCAACGGAGCAGACGAAGGAAAATTATTAGTAGCAGGTTCTGGGCAAGGTGCTGGAACTGGTGGTTGTACATTTGAATATTCTATGGGACAAACTACTCAAGTTTTTACGATTAACGCAGCAGATGTTACTATTAATGATCTTGGTTCGTCTTCTTATACAAATACTGGAGGAAATGCTAATGACACATTTGAAGTACAAACTCCCGATTTTAAATTAACAAGTACCAACGGAATAACTCTAGACAGTTTGGGAGGATCTGCGGAACGAGTACAATTTTTTGGTAAGAGCTTACAATTTTCAAAAAGAACTGGAGGAAATGTTCCCATTACAAATGGAGGCAATCCTCCTACAAGAGAATCTTCTATTGCAGACGGACATTTAATGCCTACTACTGCTACATTCAATCATAATGTAGAAAAGTATGGAAACGGTATAGTATGGGGTTCTAGGCAAGAATTCGCTGGTGCGGGAAATACTAATGGTGGTAGATATTATATGGGACCACATAATAAAGTCAATTCTGTAGATAATTCGTCTTGTTTAGAAATTATGGGATATGATGATAGCGGTAATCAAGTAGTGATTGCTCAAATAGTACCTCCATAGATACATTATCAAAATGTTTTATTTTTTGTTATATATAAATATAATGGCAATTGATTTAACAAATTACGGAAATCTCATAACGAAAGAAATTCATTCAGGTCATATAAAAAGTGGGTTTAAAGGAGGTAGTGCTTCTACACTTCAATTGAGAGCAGGTGCTGGAACAAGCGCTGCTAATAATTTAGTAGACTACATAGAAGGAACGTTAACTTATGGAGTTAATAAAACAAGTACTTTAGAATTTACAGAGTATGATAATAATGTTGCTGTTGATAATAACGGAGCAGGACCATTAGGTACTAATTTACTTATTAAAGGTTTGATTAATCCCAGCTCAAATTCTGATGCTTCTACCAAAAAATACGTAGATGACAAGATCGTAGACTTCTTAATAGTTAAGGGCAATGTAAAAGCTGTATCTGATGGATCACTTACAAGTATAACAAATGGTGGAGTGCCTCAATTTAATAATTTAGTATCAAATAGATGGGCAATAGGATTTAACGAAGGTGGTCCTGTTACAAATATAATCGACAATACATCTTGTATTATTAATGGAGCTACTATAGCAGAAGGAGATTCTGTACTATTTTTACACGTTCAGGGTGGTGGTACAGCTGATGTAGCAGACGGTGTGTATGTTATAGATACTATTCAAACACCTGCTACTCCAAATATAATTATGTATAGAAGGGATGCTACACCAGGTGGAAATATAGACAATATGATTGCGTCTGTAGACAATCCTTTAGAAAAAGGTAATTTCGTTTTAGTGTCTTCTGGTGCTATATACTCTGGAAATGGTTATTATTTAAATAATACAGTTACTGATAATGATACTACACCAAGAAATTGGCTTCTGTTTTCCACGAGTCAGACAAAAGACTTTGCTGCTCCTATCACTCAATTACCTCAAGGTGTAGCCGATGCGGGTAAATTTACAGTAACAAGTTCTACTGATGGATCTGATGAAGGAAAGGTTTTAATATCTAATAATGAAGGAGACGTAAGCTGGTCTTATACAGTAGGTAAATCAGATCAAACTTTTAATATTAATTCTGGAACTTTTAATGTAAATAATTCAGGGGCATATCTCAACACATCTGTAGGTTCTACTATAACAGTTCCAAAATTCAAAGTTACTGCCACTGAAGGCGCTTACACAATCGCTTTAAATCATCAAGCAGTCCCTTCAAACAGCAGTGCTAATATGCAATATCTTGGTAAATCGTCTGTATTCGCAGAAACAAATGTACCTGACAATCTTAGTTCAGGAGGAACTCCATCTGTAGCTTTAAGTACTATCAATGTAGCTCAAGCGAAAATAGGAGGTCATGCAACAGCTTTAACTTCTCAGTTTACTGCTTCAGGTACTGAAGATTATGGTGCTGGTGTATTGTTTAACAACCTTACTTCGGGAGGGACAAACGATAATCAAAATAAATATCTTATTTGCCCACATAAACACGCTGATGATACTACAGTAACGCTTGATGTATTACATTTTGGAAATGGTAACGTAAATGGAAGTATAATAGCTCAATTAGCACCATAGACACAAAAAATAATAATATTCAAATATCATTGTCAAACATCATTGTTAACCTAATATTCAAGCATCATCTTTGGTGTCCAGGTAGGTAATATATTGATTGATCCCGTAGTAGTACGCGCTTCCCAAGTCATAGTCCTGTCTGATAAATTGGTATCTCCAGCACCGCCACTCTGATTAGGACCAGTAACTACCAGTCTAAAAGTTTCACCTGTATCGAAATCGGTACTCATAGTTTCTTTACCAGTTTGTCCATTTATTGTTGTTGTAGTTACACTACCACCAGAAAATGTGAAGTATCCAGCAGTTCCATTATTCCATAAAGTTAAACCTGCGTAATCGTCTGTATTCCTAACACCACCGTCAGCATATCCTCTAAGTACAAGTTTGTTAATAGAACCATTCTTAGGACCAGCTACGTGAGCTAATACATTACGAGCTACCAATGATCCGAATGGATCAATAGGATCGCCTGTTTCAATGTCCCAAGGACTTGTACTATCTCCGGAGGGTGTAGTATTAACAGATTTTCCACCAGTTCCGGGAATTAAAGATTCTTCGCCACTTACGATGATAGCTTCAGCAATTTTAGTACCATCTTTTTGTGATAGAATTGGATTATTACCGTCTAATAATAAACCAGTGGCAGTAGTTTCAGCTAACTTGCGTACAGTTTCAGCAACCCGTTGATTCCTGATTCTGTTACCAAAATTCTCAACAGACATACTTTTTGTTTTTTCGAACGGTGTTAATTTAAAGAAATCTTTACTCGCCATTGATATATATAATTATAAATAAAAAAAAATGAAAAATGCTATAATTTAGTAACCAACGATTATAAAGCTACAGCTTCTGTACTTTATTGCTGTCCCGTTTTCTTCCTTCCCTCCCCTCCCTCCCCTGAGTACGTGGGATGCAGACTCCTACGAACCAGGGTACCCAGCAAGGAGAAGAGTACCTCAACCTCGGGCGGCTTGCACCTACCCGAGTGCTTGGATCTCCCGTGGACTTCACCGCGTCTCCTCTGCCGTCTCCTCCCTCGTCGCCTCTGTCGACGCCCGTGGCACCTCCCACGGCACCCCCCGCGCAGGGACCCTTGGTTTTGCAGGCGCCGGGGTTCCTTCTGGCACCCCCCGCGCAGGGACCCTTGGTTTTGCCCACCCCAGCACTCCCCGTGCTGCACCCCATCTTCTGACTTCAGGTGGAACACGCCCGTGCGTGAATACCGACACGCACGGTTCCCCTTCCCCATCCGCGGGTAGTCTCGTACTGCCCCGGAGGAGCTATTGAGCTCCCCCACACACACAAAAAACCCTATTTTTTTCACATTAATTAACATATCGCAATACAATGATAACGCATCAAAATAATTGAATATATAAACTTTTTATATATATAGTATGAGTTCCATACAGGCAGGTTATTCACCCAGAATTGCTAGTATTGAAATGTATCTCAGCGGAAATGAAGATATATTAGAAAATCAAGTAGTTAAAGTAAAGACACATGAATCATTTACCGCCGGAGATAAACCTGTTCCTAATGGGATATTTGATCCACGTATGGGAGGCATTGCTACTTATTACCCTTGTTCTACTTGTGGATATGATGAAAAATTATGTCAAGGACATTGGGGTTATTTCGAACTTCAAAACATATTAGCACAGCCTGTAGTTATTGAAGACTTTATTAAATGGTTAAAAGTTGTATGTCTTAAATGTAGTACATTATTAGTAGATTCATATAAACTAAAAGGAATTCCTCCTGCTAAAAGATTACAAACAGCGGCACAAATGCAATTAGCTAATAAAGTATGTCCTGTATGTAAAACTGTTCATCCTAAGCTAAGAGTACATGATGATAATTTATTTTACATAAACGTTCAAACACAAACCGATTCTTATGTTATGAAAATGGATGATATTAAAAAGGTATTTGATGGTATATCAGACGAAACTTGTATTATTATGGGTAGAAGTATTAAATCGCATCCTCGTAAGTATTATACAAATTATATTCCTATCCCTCCCATTGGAACTCGTCCATATTATAAAAATCAATTAACTAATAAAAGTCACAGAACCTCGCCAGTACTTGACTTTATTAAAAATATGATTAGAAAAAATAATATAAAAGGTAATCAAGATATTATAGAAAAGAATCACATATTTCTAAACAGATGTAACTACGATATGATCAGAGCCGGATCACAACGTAAAGGTGATACAAGATCTAATAATGTTATAGGTGGTCCATTAGGTGATGCTGTTATGAAGTTACTTGGTGGTAAGAAAGGAGCTATTAGAAACTTTCAAATGGCTCATAGGGCTTTAAGTGGTGCCAGAATTACTATCAGCGGAAATCCAACTTTACAAATTGATGAAGTAGGTATTCCTCAGTTTGTAGTTAAAACTTTACATGTATCAGAAACAGTTAGAGAATGGAATATTGATCGTTTAGAGGACGATGTTAAATCCGGAAGATGTCCACGTATTAAAAGAATTAATAATGGAAAAGAACACGCTATTCACGATCATAATAAATTTGATGTAGTATTAGAATACGGAGATATAGTTTTCAGACATATAAAAAAGGGTGATATGTGTATATTCAATAGACCGCCATCTCTAAAAGAAAGCGCTATTGGTTCACATAGAGCAGTTCCGTTTAAATATGGAGCAGAAAACACTTTCCAAACTAATGTAGCTGTCTGTGTAAATTATAACGCAGATTATGATGGAGATCAAATGAGACTAAAGGTTTTAAGAACTTTGAAGGCTATAACTGAATCTAAATACATTTCAGGTATTCCAAGATGGATGTTATCATCTCAGAATTCTATGGCTGTAAATGGACAAGTACAAGACACTGTAACAGGTTCAGCATTAATGACAAGAACTGGTGTAACATTTGACAAGTTACACGCTATGAGAACGTGGGGTAAGACAGATTTAGATCCTCCGGTTTTTGATAAAGAGACTTATACAGGTAGAGAAATAATTTCACTACTATTAAAAGATACACCAATTACGTACAGAGGAAAGGCTAAATATTATGTAGAAGCATATAAAGACTACATTCCTTATAAAGATGAGGATATTAATGTAGTTATAAAAAATGGTATTGTTGAAAGCGGTATCTTAGATAAAAATGCTATCGGCGATAACTCTTCCGGTGGAGTATTTCATATTATGGCTCTTGAACACGGAACAAAAATCGCTTTAAAGAAAGTATATTCATATCAACAAATCGTTCTTCGTTATTTAGAAATGAAAGGATTCACTATGGGAATGGATGATCTAATCATATCTAAAGAAGCAAGAAGAGAGATCGATAGAATTGTGTATGAACAAGAAACAAAATCTAAATTATTTGCTGAGGAAATGTCCAGAGGAGAAGTTTATCCTCCTATGGGTATCTCATTAAATGATTTCTACGAACAACAACAAATGCGTAAATTATCTAACGATACAAGTGTATTTGGTCCAATCATTTCTTCTTTAAATAAAGAAGATAATGGACTATTTCAAATGATTATGTATGGAGGAAAGGGTAAGCCTACAAATATGATGAGTATATATGGATATGTTGGACAGCTACAAGTAGAAGGTGAGCGTATGCCAGCAACTTTCTCTCCTTATAGAACTTCTACATACTTCCCAAGATATGCTATGTCTCCAGAATCTAAAGGATTCGTAAGAGATCCATTGTCTCAAGGGATTGATGCTACAATGATGTCATATGCCAGTGCGGAAGCAAGACAACAGATCGTACAAAAATCTCAGTCTACAGCTGTATCAGGAAGTAATCAAAGAAAACATATTAAAAATATGGAAAATACTATTGTAGGCAATTATAGACAGGTTGATAAATCATATATGAATATACAATATTTGTATGGAGAAAACGGATTTGATCCAAGAAATCTAATAAAAACTAAATTAGATACTCCTTCTATGACTATGAAAGAAATAGAAGAAAAATATCATTACAAAGGAGATAAGAAATATCAATCAATCTTTGATAAGGAATTACAGAATATAAAAGATAATTATTTAAAGTTTAATAAGTATGCTTTGAAAATGGAATCTACTGGATTAGTAAATGGATTCCCTGACAAGATTCAATATGGTATATATTTAGATTCTACCATTGAAAATATTTCAACTTCTAAACCTAAAGACGATAAAGAATTATCAGAAATGGTAATTATGTTAGATGAATATATCAACGATCTTCCTTATTTATATATTAATGAATATCAGAAAGAAATTAAAGGATATATTCCTAATTATATTAAATCATCATGTTTTATAGTAGAAATGTTATTAAGAATTAAGTTCAATTCAAAAACCACTTTAGTTCGTACCAGTAAGAAGATATTACAACTATCTTTACAAAGGATAGGACTAAAATTTATAACAAATCTTATGTCTCCAGGTAGTTGTGTAGGAGTTATGTCAGCTCAGTCAGTAGGTGAGCCAATGACACAGATGATGCTTGACGCTGTTCATGGATCATCATCAGGTGCTTCTGCCGGTTTGGAAAAGTCTAAGGAAATTCTAAGCGCTAAATTCCCAGACAATTCTACTAATTCGATGTGGTTTAGAGTAAAAAAATCCATTTCTTCAGATAGAATTAAAGTAAATAATGTAGCAGAAACTATTAAAGGTATTAAGTTAAAAGACTTTATCAATGCTCATCAAGTATTCTTAGAAGACTATAAGAATCCAGTTCATCCACTGTATGTATATGAAAAGGCTATGATAGAGAATTTTGAAAAAGATAATCCAAGTTTAGCTAAGATAGACAAAAAATTATCAAGATGGGTGATTAGAATAGAATTAGACAAAAAGAAAATGATGTACAAATCCATAACTATGGAGAAGATAGTTGAAAGATTAGCCATACGATTTAATAACTTCTTTATAGTATACAGCTCAGAACTCGATGAAAATTCTACATTAAGAATTTACATTAAGGAAGTAGAATTTATAAAGGTATCTGAAGTTAAGAAACACGTTACAAAAATATTATATGATAAAATATTAAATCTTTTGATCAGAGGTGTTGATAATATATTAGATTCCAAGATACAGCCCATCACAGTAAGAGAACAAGATGACGATGGTAGTTACACACCAAAAGAAGAGTTTATGATTAGAACTACTGGATTGGATATTCATAATATTATCAAAATCGCAGAAGAATTGGCTATTGATACTAATGAATTACATATAGGAAGTGTGATGGATACTTACGAATACTTTGGTATTGAAGCTGCCAGAAGTAGAATTATTGAGCAGATGGTTACCGTTATGGAAGGTAAGAGTCCTACCTATCATCACCTTAGTATATATGCCGATATCCTTACGTGGTCAGGAAAGATCAAGGCGATAGAACGGGCTATCAGAAGTGAGAAGAATAAGACTTTGGGTATGGCGAGTGGCTATGCCGCGTCAAAGGTTCTAATGAGCGCAGCAGGAATGGGGGTAGAAGAGACCACTAATAATGTGACAGGTCCTGTTATGCTTGGCTCTATACCTAAAGTAGGAACTAATTATAGCAATATTGTCATAAATACAGAATTCGTTAAAAAGCATACAAAATCTGCTATGGATATTATTAATGATCTATAATCTGGTATCTATAGAGGGTACCCTCTATAGATACCAGATCAAAAAAAAAATGAATTTTCCTATAAAACAGTAACCATCGATACTAAAGCTGAATTTGAATTTGAATTTGAATTTGAATTTATCATTAACTATTTATATTTTAATAATGCCAACTGCTAATGGTGTTATTAATAAATCTATTTTGATTATTAAAAACAAAAAATTTATAATAAATGATAATGGAAAACAATATTTATTAATATAATAGATTCTTGTAAAAATAAAAGCCTACTACGTACTAGTTAAAAACTATTCATTAGTATAATAGATTCTTGTAAAAATAAAAGCCTACTACGTACTAGTTAAAAAATAGTATTTTTGTATCTGATGGTAGTGATAAATCATTACCATCATCTCATAACTCATTAAACTCTTCTATTAATTTTTGTCTTTCTTCTATCTCTTCATCTGTAGGAATTGTATCATATTTTTTATTATTATCCTTCTGTATTAACCATTCTAAATTCGTCCAATGACAACATTTCTTTCTTTCTTCTGGGTCTTCCAGATTGAATGAAGAGACTGGTTTATTATGATCAAGATGATATTCTGTATTTTCATCCTTCTCTTTTCTAATTGAAAATATAACCAATTTGTTATATGATCTAAATCACATCCTATTAGTTCCATAGTATGTTCATCTTTAACTCTTTTGTTGAATATATGTTTTGTGTTAGCACGTAATAGAATTATTATATGATATTTTTCATCTTCATTATATTTTCTTTTATGCCAAGTATTATTTACATATCGACAATGTTGACACCTTTTAGTTTTTTCACCATTCGCTCTAATAAAATGATCAGATGGATATTGATTGTTACAAGCTGTACATACTTCGTTACCCTATTTTAATCCTTTCTTATTCTTTTCATATCTTTCTTTCAGTCTTGTTTTATTGTTTGTATAATACTTAATACAAATACTACTATTATTGTTGAATTCTTCTATTTCTTTATTTTCCTTACAGTCTCTACAATATCTCTTACCTTCTTTTTTTGCTTGTTCTTTTCCTAAAGATACTTTTAAATCACTAGTTTCCTTTTTCTTCTTAAGACAAGGATTACAAGTTTTATTATCACCTTCAAATAACTCTATTTCAGCATAATGATTATACATACAAAGTTTCTTTCCATCTGATGGCTTCTTATTTTTCCTTTTTGCTCTACATTTTTTCTCAGCATCTCTACAGTCTTTACAATATTTTACTATTTGCCCTTTTGTTCCAATAAAATCACTTTCGGGTCTAAGATGTCCTCCGTGAGGACATCTTTTCATTATAACGTTAGATTGACTATCCGTCATCCTTTTATATATAAAAAAAATATATATATTTAATTATTTTGTTAGTATATTTTTTATTCTTAATCAATACGTATCGATACGTACTTTGGTTGCGTTGGGACATTATCTTTTGACAGATCTGCGTATTGTATAGTTGCCATTTTCCCTCGGTAATTTTTATTAAACTCTGTTTCGTCATCTTCAAATTTTTTGAATAGAGCTTTCCGACTTTCTAGTGTCGCATTAGGTACAGCCGAGAATTCAATTCCTTTATCAGTCTTTAATACAAATGTAACAGCACCCTTGTCTTTACCTCTTCCTTCCTTGTAATTTACTATTTCAAACTCGTCAGTGTTATAAGGTTTAATTTTCAAAACATCACTAGATCTTTGACTTCCAATACCAAATCGGTATAAGCCATCTAATCTTCTAGTTATCGCGCCTTCAAACCCTTCATCGATGAATTTTTTGTATATATCATCAACATTCTTCTGATTATGAACAATTATAGTGGGCACAAGCTTAACATATTTAAATTTCTTTTTATACATTTTTTTAATTAGATCCAAGCGTTCTTTTTGCGTAAGTTCTTTATCTATGATGAAGCAGTCAAAGACATGGAATTCGAGTTTCTCTTTTAATTTGTTATTTTCACCTCTTATGGCGCCAGAGATCTCTTGGAGAGGTACATCATTTATGAATATTTCACCATCTAGATATATCTCAGTATCTTTGTATTCATTTTGTCCTATTATCATCTGGCAGACTTCCGCTATAATATTTTCCAACCCCGTGAAAGCAAGTCCTTTCCTTGAATAAAACTCAATTGTCTGATCAGATAACATATGAGCCACAGTACGAATTCCATCGAGTTTGGGTTGCACAATCACTCCTCTTTTAAAATCTTCTTCATTTAATGTTGCCTTTTTCGTCACTCCCGTCTTTTTCAATAACATTGGAAATGGTCGTACATTTTGAGTAAGACTATCTGCACTCTTTTTGTTAGCCATTTTATTTTTATTAAACCATTTACGATAAGCTTCTACAAATGCTTGCGAGATTGGAGTTGTCGCATTCGCCTTCCCCAAATTCTTTCCAACTTCTACAATTGTATCTTCATTCGTTTGTACGTGACCCGTATGACGTTTAATTGTAACATAAATCTTTGTGATTATATTTTTTGGTGGTTGAGATAAAATCGGGGGAGTATAATATACTGGATCAATTCTTATATTTTTATCCTTTTCGGTATCAAACGCAGAAATTGATATTGTCCAAGTGGACTCATTGTTCTTAGCGTCAATATTCTTAACTGGCTCAAATTCAAATTTCTTTCTATCATCAACAAATTTTCCTTTTATAGTGCCATCTTTAATACTTTCTGCTACGTTATAGATTCGTTTAGACTGCTGCATGTATATTACACAAAAATATACATTCAATTATTTTACGAGTAGTAATAAAGTTCATTTCGAGATAACTCTTCTGTTATTGATACTTCAATATTATGAATACGCTCTCTTTTATATGAAAGATAGAGACTTGTTATTTTTTTCTTATAATATTCATACATATGTATAATTCTTCGTATATATTGAGAATTATGAGTATATCTCAGTGCATTAAAGTAAATATTATACAATTTTGCTATATTATCCAAAGTTCTCTTGGTTAGATAATAAAGTAGGTTTTCTGTATCATTAAATTGACCCTTTCCTCCATTAGACTTAAACTTAATATCCATATCTTCGTGGTATAGAATAAACTTCACTTTCATGATATATTACCACTTTTTCAGGATTCAATTATAATTGAATCAATAAATACGTAAATATATTATACATAATACCTGATTATACAGCAGATGATATTCGTAAGTTATGGACTCAATATTATAATGGTACTATTAAATAGATATTAATTTAATATATACGATCATGAAGAGATCTAATAACTCTGAACAGAATGTTTATGAACAATATAATAAAATAGATAAGAAAGAACGTAAAAAATATGAAGTAGAAGTTAGGTATAAAACCGAATCATTAGCAAAGAAAAGTATTCTAGATTTAATTAAATCTATTAGAGGAAAATTAAAACTAACAGAGGATAACTTTATTGATTTTATAGAGTATAAAGATCAAGTGAAGATAGGAACAAGAGTGAGTATAATTAATAATAAGAGTGATGTATCCGTTCCATACAGAAAAGAAACTATTGCTAAAACACATGATAAAAATCTTATTGGACAATATACAGTTAATTTAAGTAAAGAAGAGAATGTAAATGAAGCAGATATACCCAAGAATCCTTCTGTAATTTTACTAAAAAGACGTTTTCAATATGTATTAGAAAATCATAAAAATTGGCGCGTAGATATGACTATAATAAGGCAAAGTGAATCAGCTTCCTCTTCTATTAAATTAGCCTTTAAAGAATTCTTTACTGATATATCATCATTTGAAGATTTACTGGAAGTTATATCAAAGAGACCTCACATTTATAAATATTCAGTCGAAATAGAATATATAGATAACAAAAATATATCAGAAGCAGAAATTAAAAAGATATCTATAATGCCATTTATATTAGATAATCCAAATATAGAAAGTAACATTATGTTTGAACAAGAAACATTAAAAATATCTAATGTCATTAATTCGATTTCATCTTCTATAAGATGGGCAAGTCCTATAACTAATTTAAAATTAAGATATATTTTGCCTCAGGTACGTGTTTTAACAAAACAACAATATCTTGATATGTATCCCCCTCTCACATATTTACTAAAAGAAAAAACTGACGGTATACGATCTGTAATATCAGTGAATAATAATAAAGCTTTCGTGATTAGAGATCCTGATCTTATAGATGTATATGATTTACCAAAATATAATAAAGAATTAATAGTAGATGCTGAGTACATAGAATCAAAAAAGACATTTGTAATATTTGATATTGTAAAATATCACGAAGAAAAAATACAAATAGGTATAGAACACAGAATTCCTTTTATAAAAAGTTGTTGCGAAGTTCTTAGAAAAAATATACCAAATTTTACTTTTGTAGAAGCTAATTATTTATCTTTGTCTAATCCTCAAAGATATAAAGGACAAATAGAAGATAAATTATCTTCTACAGAATATGAAGTAGATGGCTTAATATTTGTAAATACAAAACAGAATTATAAAAATACTATAACATTTAAATGGAAGCCTGTTAAATATCAAACTATAGACGTATTATGTAAAAAATGTCCAAGTAATCTTATAAAAAGTAAAGGAAATTATTTAGAAAAGAAAGATCATGATTTATACTTTTTATACACTACTGGTTCTTATAATTTAAGACAGAATTTACAAATAGTACCCAATGTAGGTTATGATCAATTATTCAATATAAATAGAGGAGACAGAAATTTACCTATACAATTTACCACGCCATTCGTACCTTTGTCATATCAATACTATCATCCACATTCATCTGATGTAGATATAAATGATAAAATAGTAGAAATGGGATGTAAGGAAAACGATTGTATTGAATTTAATAATGGACGTTATTATGTCAATTGGTACATACATAAGATTAGAGATGATAAAGAAGTTGTACCTGGAACATATTATGGAAATAGTTATTTAACCGCTTTTTATACATTTCTTAATCACATTAATGTTTTTGATGTTTCGTTTTTATATAACGGTATTCCTAAAGATCAATATTTCTTAAATAGCGGTGGAGAAGATAATATTTATAGTGGTACAAGGGCTTTTAATAGTTATATAAAATCTCAATCGATAAATCAATATGCTCATAAAGCACAATCTGTCCTTGATATAGGAGCTGGTAGAGGAGGCGATTTATATAAATATATACAACACAATTTAGTAAAGAATTTAGTTGTTGTTGATATAGATAAAGCAGGTCTAACTGAATTGTTCAGTAGATGGTTAGAAATGGCAAAAAAATCTAATACAATTTTACAAACTTCTATGAGAGGTCTTGTTTTAGATATTAATGATGAATATACAGAAAATATTAGTAAAATTAAAAGTGTAGTAGAGACTACTTATTTTAGTTCTATATTTATGCATTCATGTATCCATTATTTTACAGAATCAATAGAGACAATCCGTAATCTTGCTTACTTCTGTAAAAAATTGACAACTACAGGATCAAATATAGTAGTAACATGTCCATATGGAGAAGCAATTTTTGATAAACTAAAAAATAAATCTACTTATTCTATTATAGAAAACGATAGTATAAAGTATAAAATAAATAAAATATACACCGATGAGGTAATGACTCCAGGTGGACAAAAAATATCGATAATGTTGCCATTTACTAAAGGCAAAATGTATGAAGAATATCTGGTTAATACAACAGCTATCACTGAAATATTTAAAGAAAACGGATTTTCTTTAAAGGTAAAATTAACATATAATGAATATCTGGTAGGTTTTAATATACATAAAAAACATAAATATAATTCTCTATCAGATGGGGATAAAGAATGGGCGTCTCTTTATATTGCGCTTGTTTATGAAAGACAGTGAGTTTAATTCATTCAGAGACCACTGCTGGGGTCTGAGCGAGTGTATGGCTTAAGTTTCGCAGCATCCATACAGTTGGCAGTTACGGGGTCATGAGCCATTGATACGTACTTGTTAAGCTTCTGGTCCTCAACCTCGCTGGGGAGGTAGTAGCTTCCTACTGAGCTAAGGGCAAGAGCCTCACCGATAGCCTCCTTTGACCAAGAATTGTTGGCACACTTGTAGTATAAGTCACTGTTGTGTGGCAAATTGTTTACACTAGATACCCAGCACTGTCCTACACCATTCGCACCAGGCGTCTTCCATGTAGTGTCAGGCGGATGAATCTGATTGATATAGCTCTGCATAGCATGTGGAGGCATCATAAGTTGCTTGTCTTGTAGCTTGTTGTATCCGATAGGACCGGTAAGTACCTGCTTACCAGGGGTGCTACCAAGGTATTGGGGAGACATCCTCTCCCTATGGCGTCTTGCAGTCATAGCAGAGCCTTTAGATGTGCCATTTCCGTTTTTATAAACTTGAAGCACCATGATCGTGATAAGTACAGCTAAAAGCATAGCCATACCGCATTGGCTGAGAAGCTCACCATTGCCACCAGAGTATGAAGTCATAGTAATATATATATGATACATTTAAAAAAAAATAATTGAATAAATAATAATATTTAATATAATAGGTCGATGGATAAAAAATATCTATACATACTCTATAATAATTTATTCAAATATTTAGATTATAGAGATAGCCCTAAACCAAATCTATTATCTAAGGATGAATTTATAGAAAATATTTCATCATCAAGTATGATAATTATTGAATCAGGTAAAATATGTATAATATTAACATTACCTAATGGGAAATATTCTGTATTAGGAGCAGATGGAAAAAAGAAATTAAAAGATATTTCGAGTACTAATAAGTTCGAAGAAATATTATATATCTGTGATATCAATTATGTCAATACAAGAACTGCAACAAGTTTAAATACTGTAAAGAAAATTATTGCCGATTTAAAAAGTTCATATAAAAATATATGGTTTCAAGTAAGACCGTATAATACATTTGAACTTGTAATCCCTGTATGTTCGGAAATAGTTCCACATCGATTAATTTCTAAAAAAGAAGCAGATGAGTACTTAAATACAGAATATAAAAATAAATCTACTATACCACAAATATGCGAATTCGAACCCATCCTGACATGGATGGGTATTAGAAGTGGATCTTTCGTAGAAATAGAAAGACTTTCAGTTTCAGTAATGAGTCATAAGATAATAAGATATACTGTCGATGGCTATTAATAAATTTTATTTTTCATTTCTATTTGACATTTTTTAATAGTATCTCTACAGTCTTTATATTTTTTTGTTATTTGACCTTTTGCGCCTATAAAATCACATTCAGAGTTTAGATGTCCTCCGTGAGGACATCTCTTCATTATAACGTTAGATTGACTATCCGTCATCCTTTTATATATAAAAAACATATATTCAATTTATTTTTAGTCATCGTCAGAATCGCTGAAAGTAAATTTCTTGTCTCCTTCTTCTCCGTCGTCTGAATCGAAATCAAACTGAAGGTTAGGGAGTCCAGTTCTTTGCTTACTCGCACTTCTCTTTCTTTTGCGCATTACATAATCGCCATCAATATCATAGTCACCTTCGCCATATTTCTTTAATTCAGATTTTATTTCTTTGATCATTTCGATATCTCTATAGCATACAGTATATGTTATATCATAGATCTTATAGCAAATTATGCCTATAGCATTTTTGTCTTTTATTATATTATCTATTTCGCTATCGTTTTCTGCTTCTTCTGCGTTATTATAAAGTGGATGGTACTCAACTTTAAGTTGATTATATTTAATAGATTTTAGGAGATTACTACAGTTATTCTGTTGAGTCACAGATCCAAAATCATATACACTTTTTTTATCAAACTTAACTTTTTTGCAATATCTCTTATTGAATTCTTTTGGTAGTTCGCCGTAACATAATACAATTCCCATTGAGAGGGGTTTTTGATCTTCGTTATCAATACGACTGTTGCCACGATGAAGCTCACTGTTGTATCCATCTGTAAAGAGTTGTCGATATTCACACAATTTCGTTTGAGAATCAATAAAAATGCCACAATGAGTATCGGGGATACTCATTAATCCCGCCTGCACTTGCGGTTTGTATTGCGCGGGTACATCACCATTCCTTGTCAACTTTCTAGACCAAGGATTTTTTATTTCTATTAGTACAGGACAACATTTTGTATCGTCCGTCATCGGTTCTAATTGTATTTTGTTATTTTTTAATGGCATACAACAAAGCCCATCTGGACTAAAAATAACAGACTGAATACCAGTAGGATCTACTAAAGAAATATTTTTACAATACACAGTTGTATTAAATATTTTCTCAAAGTAGATCACAGTAATTTCTTCTAAAAGACTTCCTAGGTGAACAAATACGTTGTCAATCTTAACTTTCTTTTTTCCTTGCTTACAAAGCATTAATTCTTTTCTGCTTCCGTATGGGTTTAAATTCAATAGAGTCGCCATGTCCGATCCACCTATTCTCCCTCTCTTCCTATCTTTATTTGGTACTCTTAAAGCGAGCCATGCGTCGCTTCCTTGTTCAGGACCTTTGGCTCTTTTTTCTATATTTTTGATCAATTTAGTAATAGAATTTTTATTCATAATATAATAATATATATATTATTATGTTTAGTGTTAATGAAATAAATTATGTTGTTTGTAGATTATTAGGAGTTAATTGGGAAAGTGATATTGATTATGGAAATATAAACTACAATTCTATTATAAATATTGATTGCTAGTATTATCTTGTTATAACATCTTCTAAACCTTCAGAAACTGCTGATATTAGTCTATATACTGACATATGATACTTTTCTAAGATATTTAAATATGGAATAGTATCTTTTATTAATGATATAATATTATCTTTATTGTCTATATTTACAGTTTGTCTGGGCAATGGAGGTAAATTGGGTACTTTAGGATCTGGTAAGAATATATTAGGTCTAGTTGTGAAGAAGTAAGACATATAAATATCTTCATGAATTAATGTTGTAAATTCGTTTAATTTTGTTATATTTGTTATGTTATCAATAAATAAATTTATATTATCACTAGTTAATTTAGATACAGAAGCTGTATCTTTTTTTATCCAAAATCCGTTTTTTATTTGATCTTCAATTATTTTTAATTTTTTCTTTAAATGTCTTAATTCTTCTAATAATAAAAAACATCCATATTTACAATAAGCTATATGATCTACTATATCTTCTGCATTAATATAGCTTCTACCTGGAAAAGTATTCTTTATATTTTTAGTATTATGTATTAATCTATTTGCTTCATATTGATACCATTCTTTTGAAGTATAAACCTTTTCACCTCCACCTTCAACTTTAAACATTATATATAATATATATATATATTGTAAATGAGTATCTTGTCATATACAACGTTGAATCCATTTCCATGTAAAGAATCTCTAAACATTACCCCTGGTAAATCTTGTTTAACTAAAAAGACTTTAAATAAATTAAATAAATTAGAAACAGAAGATATAGAACCTGTAGTTATAGATCAAGAACTACTACCTAATGACGGATCTACACATAGTAATATGATAAGACGTTTAGCCGCTTCTTTAAATTGTTCAAGTGAATATTGTATATTAAATTCAAAAGAAGCAAAAAAAGTTCTAACGTCGGAAGAGATTACAAATGAAAAGGATAGATTCAAAGTAAGAGGTCCGAGATTAACTAATGTAGGAACAGATGGTGAGCGTCACGCGTATAGAGTACTATTACAATGGTCTGAAGTATTTGACTTTTTCTATCCTCTTCCTCATATAATACTTTCTGATGATAAGATTTCTAAAAATAAATTAGATGTCAAAGAAATTATGAGAATAGTAAAAGATGAATATCCTCAAACAAGAGTTATTGCAGCTGATATGTCTATACAAGTAAATGTAACAGAGAAAATTTGCGGATGGCATGCTGTAGTTTTACTTATCGATATGAGAGAAAAAAAATGGACAGTAGAATTTTTTGATTCATCTGGCTCACCTCCGAACGATAAGATTAATGAGGTTATGGAAAAATTAGCAGATAAGTTAAGATCTTTTAAAGATAAGTTAAAATTAAAAGGTGATGTAGAAACTGTAGTAGTATCTGGTAAATTAAGACATCAATATACATCTACAGAATGTGGTCCTCATTCATTAATTTATATTAGAAGAAGACTTGAAGGTATATCTTATCAATTCTTTAGTAAATTTAAAATACCTGACCAGTTTGCTAAATCATTTAGACGTGATATATTCGTAATCTAAAGTTATATAATTAAATATATAATAATGATTATAGGCGGTAGTAGATATAGAAATTCTATATTAGCATATGGAGGAGAGTGTTGTAGTAATCTAAGAAACTTTAACAAAAGATCTTCTCCTAAAGTAACAGATTCAAAAGTATTAACAGATTTAAAAGAGAGTTCTGAACAAATATGTTCTATTGATGGAAATAGCAAAAGTTGTAAAGTATCAAAACAACACGTAGAAGATGCTGAAAAGTCTATGAGCAATCCTAGTAGCCCACTTGAGATGGTAGATGATACTGTATTATCTTCTATGTTTGATAAAGATTCTAAAAAAGTTACCTTTGATGTATATACAACTCCTTGTCCTTGTAAAGAAACAACTGAACAAGCACAAGCAAAAAGTAAAGAAGGTTTATGCAATCCAGATAATAAAGATAAAATATTAGATTTTGTTGAAGATTTTGTAAAAACATATGAAAAAAGAAAAGGTAATGTTAAACCAGCAAATGTAGAAGATACTGATAATATTAATGTTAAGAAAGCTGCAAATATAATTAAACATAATTGTACTACAGAAGAATGTGTTCTATCTTCTGTTGTAGAAGACAATATGGATGAAGGGGGTATATGTTCTACATTAGGATTTAAATCTGAATTAAATGATGAATGTAAAGGTCCATTGAAACCTGACGGACCAAGGAATAATACAGGCTGGTTAAGTAACGACAATACTGACGATGTTTTAAGAGATATTGAAAAAGAATTCCCAGAATTCTTTCCTTTTAAAACGACTATGACAGACTTTTCCGAAGGTGGAGATCGATGGTTAGGTAATAGTAAAGAAAAATCATTATCTAATAGTTTTAATATTATTAAAAAATATATAAACTCGGGAGATAAGACTTGTTTTGGATGTATTATAAATACGGATAAAACTAAGAATTGTAAATCAGGAAAATGTGGAACACATTGGGTATGTATATTTGTAGATTGTAGAAAGAGTTCAGAAGTACCTTGGACAATTGAATATTTTGATTCTGTGGGCGATCCTCCCAGCAGTGAGGTATGTACATGGCAAGAAGACCTAAAGAAAAAAATAGAAATATATAGAGAAGATAAAGGTGATAGAGGTGGTGTAATATGTGAAGCAAACAATATCCAACATCAATCTGGTAATAATGAATGTGGTGTATATACAACTTACTTTATTCGTTCGAGAGTAGAAGGTATCCCTTTTAGTAGATTCTTGAATCGTAGGTTACCAGATTCTGTTATGATATCATATAGAAGACATTTGTTTTCTTCCAGGAAATGATGCTTTGGGTATATTATTCATTGTAGATATTAGATTAATACCTTTATTTAATACATCCCATTTTTCATGTATTTCTTTATCTTTTTCACATAATATATCAATATGGTCACTTAATACATCTTGCGCATTATAAACCTTATTAACTTGGTCTCGATAATTCTTAAACTCATCAAGAATCACACTTAGAACTAAATCATATTTGTCTAATTTTTTTTCTAAAGCTATTACTTTCTTTTCTAATTCTTCAACCTTATTGAATTCATTCAGAGGATGCCAACTCATTATGATACGTATATTACAAAAAATAATGTATCAGTTTTTTTTAGTTTGATGGGATGATGGGTAAGTACTTACCCATCATCCCATCATCGTATGTTAATTAATATAAAAAAAAGTATTTTTTTTTTATTTATAACGTTTTACATGGAGATGGGGTGATTTGTATGTTTTTACGTGGAGATATGGAAGCGGTCAAATCGGAGGTGTTCTTCTCCAATTCTCCATTGATAGTTAAAGAAGTGGGGAGGGGTGACATTTTTAAACGGATGTCCAGTTCGACGGCTGCTGGACAGCCTGCTGCTGAAGCTGCTGCTGCTGCTGAAGCTGCTGTTGCTGCTGCTGCTGCTGCTGGAGCTGGTTATGCAGCTGAGTCGGAGTCGGCTGCGGAATGAACGCCGGCAGCGCCTGCGGCTGAAGGCACATCGGCTGCTGCACCTGCTGCGCCTGCTGCACCTGCTGCAGCTGCTGCTGAAGGTACATCGGCTGCTGCGCCTGCTGCGCCTGCTGCTGCTGCCCCTGCGGCTGCTGCCCCTGCGGCTGATTGTACATCTGCTGCGCCTGCTGCACCGGCTGCACCTGCTGCCCCTGCTGCTGAAGGTACATCGGTTGCGCCTGCTGCGGCTGCTGCCCCTGCTGCTGCTGATGCGCCTGCTGCTGCTGCCCCTGCGGCTGATGGTACATCTGCTGCTGCTGCTGCGCCTGCTGCGCCTGCTGCTGCCCCTGCTGCGCCGCAGCAGGATACCCTGACGACATCCGCTGCATAGGACGATTTTGTGGCAACGTCGTCCTACACGAGTGATCGAAGGGACAAGAGTCCCCCTTCTCGCAGTCGCCCCGCGCGAAAAACCTGCACGGAGTCATCCCGAAGAATTGTCCCGGCTGGGGCGCCACCGGGAGCTTCGTGTTGTGTGCGAATTTACAGGCATCGGCACTTTTGTTACACTTTCCATGCCTCCAGAGATGCCAGCAACACAGATTCTTCTTATCGGGTCTGTTGAACTTTTCGTGCTGGACGGGCTCACGGACGGTGTGCTTCGATAGGTCTAGGATGCTCTCGTTGAGCTCATCTGGACTCATATTCTTGTAGCGACGGAGAAGCCACATCTTCATCTTATCGACGCGGATAATCATCGTCCCATGAGGTCCCTCCTTATACGCATCAGGAAGAGAATCTTCCTGCTGAGCGTGATCATCCATAGCAGCCTCATCATCACTGCATATATCATTCCACGTCTTCGGCTTCTGAGAGGCTCCGTCGGCTCCTTCGTTAGCCGACCGAGCCGATGGGCTGGCGGGACGAGACGATGCCGATGCCGCCATCTTGCCAGTCTTCACCAAGCGTCACTTCACGAAGTGTCCCAATAAAATACAGAAACTGTAGCTTTAAAATCGTTGGTTACTTTGTAATTACAAAATTCATTTTTTTTGAGATGATATCCATATGTTAATTAATACTTTTATACCTCCTTATATTTAATTGAATTCATAATTATATTTATATACAGTCTATAATGGCATCCGCTGACATTTTTACAATTGAAAATGATATCAAATTTAATCTTCATCGTACTGCTAATAGTGGAGTCTTTGAAAGAGTTCATAAGAAATATGCGATAAAGAGTAATTTAAAGGATGTATATAAAACAGTATTAGAACATTCTCCTTGCCTATTGAAGTGTATAGATGAAGGAATAGTCAATGCCAGCGATCAGATTCTTAAGAAGAATAAGGTAACTGAAATCAATGTAAATATAGATCAGATATCAGGTATAATTACTATCAGAAATAACGGTAAGGGTATTCCTCATAAGGTACATAAAGACGGTAGTAAATTCTTAGATCGTAAGATTCGTACTCCAGAATTGATATTTACTAACTTCAGATGTGGATCAAATTTAGATGACGATGAAAGTGGTAAAGGTAGAGATACTGGTGGTTGTAACGGTATTGGTATTAAACTTGCTGTTATCCATTCTGATTGGTTCAGGTTAGAAACTGTTTCCAAAAAGGATGTATATAAGCAAAAGTTTGAAATGAACTTAAGTAAAATGGAACTTGATATCGAACCTCCCACTATCGAACCATATGAAGACGAATCTTATACTCAGATAGAATTCTTACCGCATTATAAAAGGTTTGGTTATTCTAATCCTCCATCGAAAAATGATATGATAGATCTTATAGATATTCTTAGATATCGGGTCTATCATCTTGCTATATTCTTACATAACAAAAAGGTTGTAGTAACTTTTAATGGAGAAGAATTTAAGACAGAAGGAGTAAAAAGTCTTATTGATAGTATCGAACCTGATGGACCAGAAACATATCCTATCATCAAAACAAAGAGTGATTCAAAAGAATATATAGACTATGCCATAAAGGTTCGTACTGGTAAATTCATAACTACTTCTATAGTCAATGGTGTAGTAGTTTCGGACGGAACGCATATTACACATCTAACAAGAGCTATCAATATAAAGCTCAAAGAATTACAAAAAGATAAGGATAAAGATAAGAAGTTAGATTGTAAAAACTATCTATGTGTAGTAGCTACTGGTAATATCCTAATCAAAAATTGGGGTAATCAATCTAAGGATAAGTTAGAAATGAGAGAGACAGACTTTAAAGATTTTACATTCAAAGACTCAGTTATCACTAAGATATCAAAGGAGATTATGGAAAAATCTAAAGTCGTAGATCTCAAAAAGGCTATTAAGCCAAAAGTAGATAAGAAAGCTATATATGACAAATACACTGCCGCAAAGAAGTTAAAGGGAGATACAACTCTATTTATCGCAGAAGGAGATTCGGCAATGTTATTATTAAAGAGAATTCTTGCTAAAGGGGGTAGTAAATATACTTCTGATAATACAGGTATCTTCTCTTTAGGCGGAGTTCCCTCTAACATAGCAAAAGGAATTACAGAAGATGTAGATGAAGAAGGAGATACTGTTGAATTAGCATCTGAGAAATTCTATGAATCAAAGGTATTTGGAGCATTAGTTCAGTGTCTAAAGATAGATCCAACTAAAACTTATAAGACTAAAGAAGAACTGAAAAGTCTATCTTACAATAAGATAGTAATCTGTGTAGATGCCGATTTAGACGGTATAGGAAATATTTGTAGTCTTGTTCTACAAGTATTCTATCGTCTTTGGCCAAATATATTCAAACACGGAATACTCAATATATGGAATTCTCCTATTCTTAGAGTTACTAATAATTCAGGTAAAGTATTAAAGGAATTTAAGTTTGAACAGGAATTTAAGAAATGGCAACCAAAAATGCCTAAAGATGCTAAGATTGCTTATATCAAGGGTCTTGCTGGTCACGATGATAAATACATTAAATCTATGTCAGAGAGATTTGACTCAGATCTTGTAAAAATCAAATCTGGTAAAGATACAAAAAGTCAATTTGAAGTATATTTCGGTAAAGATTCTTCAAGTAGAAAAGAGGTATTAGCTACTCCTGTAGTTGATTTCTCTGTAGAAGAAATATATCAGATGAACAATGAACAATATTTATTATGCGATAGGCATTTAGATAAGAATACTAAAGAATTTCAGATATATGCTATGCAAAGAACTCTTCCTGGATTAGATAATCTAACTCCAGTAAGAAGGAAATGTTTCACATCATTTTACAAACATAATCAAACATCTCCTATGAAAGTATTTCAAGCGGGTGGTCGTGTAGCTTTTGAATATCTTTATCATCACGGCGATGCTTCTATTCAAGGAGCTATCATAAAGATGACACATAAGTTTCCAGGTTCAAATATGATACCTTTACTGATAGGCGATGGTCAGTTAGGATCAAGAAATAGAAAAGGAAAAGACGCAGGAGAGGCAAGGTATGTAGGAGCTTCCTTAAACAAAAAGATAGCAGAAGCTATGTTTAGGAAAGACGACTTTCCTATTTTGCTAAAAAGCTTTTCGGATGGAATTGAAGTAGAACCAAAGTATTATATTCCTACTCTTCCATTGCCTATTCTCGAATTTCAGAAGTCAGTATCATATGCTTGGTCTCTTAATGTATATCCAAGAGATATCAAAGCCGTATGTGACGTATTAAAGAAATTATGTAAAGATGAAGAAATTACAGAAAAAGATAAGAATCTTCCTCTATCTAAAGAACATTTCAAAGGTAAGTTAAAATTCAAAACTGTAGAAGAAGTTGAAAAGGTTTATATGAAAGGTAAATACGAACAATTAAAAGAGGGTAAAACTGATGTATTCCATATAACAGAATTACCTCTAACAGTTACACCTAAAGCTGTAGAATTAGCGTTGATAGCCGATGAAGATATTGTTTCTGATATATTTAATCATACTACAGATGAAGTATCCATTAAGGTGGAATTAAAGCCAGGAGCTATTGATAAGATCCCCAAAAAATATGGATCAATAGATAAATTCTTAAGACTTGAATGTTATATGAAGGAACATATCAACTTCATTAACGAACACGGAATTATAGAACAATTTGATACAGCATACAAGGTTCTCAAAAGATGCTTCGATCTAAATAAGAATAAATACAAATTGAAGATTGATAGAGAACTACTCTTGTTAATATACAAGATTGTCTTAGAACAGAATGTTATCAAATTCATAGAATGTGATGAAATCGAAAAAATAAAAAAGAAGGAAGATGCCGAGATAAACAAAATCTTGGATGAAGACAAATTCGACAGGATTAATTCCACGATTCTCAACACAGAATCTAAATATACAACAGATGAACTGATAGAGAAACTCGAATTAAACAAAAAGTTTGATTATCTTATGTCTATACGAGTATCAGATGTAACTAAACAAGAATTAGACAAGCGTAATAAACATCTGGAAGAGATGTTAAAACGACAAAAACAATTAGAAGAACAATTGAAAGAGAAGCCATTCGCGGGTTCTAAACAGTATATGGATGATATTGATAATGCTTATAATATTGTTCATGCTTTTAACACAGCAAATAAGGGAAATAAAAAGATATCATTTGAAATCGATTCGACAAAGGCTGATTGTGATTTATTATCATTTAAAATCGATTCGACAAAGGCTAACTGTAATTCATTATCATTTGAAAACTATTCGATAAAGGCTGATTGTGATTCATTATCATTTGAAAACGATTCGACAAAGGCTGATTGTGATTTATTATCTTCTGGCAAATCTTTGTGGTAATATAGATATAAGATAAAAAAATAATATTATTTTTTATAGCCTTGGTTATTTGTAATATATAGTATTTATTTTTTCTTACAATAATAATTAAATCTATGATTTATCTAATATAACTATGTCTAAGATTTATACAAAAAAGGGTGATACAGGATTTACATCCACTCTTACTCAATCGGGTATAAAAAAAGATAATGATTTATTTGATATATTAGGTAGTATAGATTCTCTAAATGTAGCTATTGGAGCATTAGATACTGATTATACATACCATAAAGACCTTCAGCGTATTTTGATTTATATCAGTGGAGTTTTACAACAACCCAATATTGATAGTTATGAATTAGATACAGATGCTGTTTTATCAGAAATGGAAGAAAAAATAGATGATATAACAGAAACTTTACCAAAACTTACAAAATTCTTATTAATTGGGAATGAAGATTTTGAAATCAAAAGTCATAATTGTCGTTTGATTACCAGAGAGGTAGAAAGAAAGCTTGTAGCAAAAGACAATATACATTTAGATATTTTAAAATTCTTTAACAGATTATCTGATTATTTCTTCACGTTAGCTCGAGTCTATTCGTCTGAACAAAGTGAATATAAGGGAATCCCGAAAAGATATAAGAAAAACGTCGTAAATTAAAATTGAATACATATTTTTTTATATATACCAATGACGCAAGCTCCTATGACTCATTTATGGTTTTATTCATTGCGCTGTAAATACGGTGTATTTTCAAATTTCTATAAGGCTCCATTCGTTATTGAAGGAATTACTTATCAAACTGTGGAACACCATTTCCAATCTCAGAAATTTCCTAATACTGAATATCAACAACGTATTATAAACGCTGTTACTCCTACAGATACAAAAAGGTTAGGACGAACAAGAAGATATCCTATAAGAGCCGATTGGGAATCTGTGAAAGATGATATTATGTATAATGGTGTTAAAGCCAAGTTCTCGCAACATCCTGATTTAAAAAAGATATTATTAGATACAGGCGATTTAATCATCTGTGAACATACAAATAATGATAAATTATGGGGAGATGGATTAGATCTAAAGTGGACTCCCGAAAGTAATATTGGAAAGAATAAGTTGGGTATAGTTTTAATGAATGTAAGGAAAGACTTAATATAGTATGGACAAAAAGAAGAAAGAAATATTAGAAAGGAGCTGGCCACCGATGCTTGGATCTTACATATTTATACTTGTATTTGCTTTGATAGCAACAGACTGTATAACAGTTAATAAAAAGAATTCTTTATTATTTTTGGGAACTGTGGCATTTGCGGAATTAGCATTTTGTGTTACATATTTTGTAAATCCAAAGATTTGGTGTCCTAAAAAGATATGATTTCACTATTTACAAACAAGATCATTTAATTTTTTATCATTTACTTTTAATACCGTACCATCCATCACAGCAGTTTCACTACTATAAGTGGTGGTAAGTTTTGTATAGTCGGGGTCTTTTGTACACATTTTTAAAGATCCAGTAGAGGGTATTATAAATGTAAAATTTGATCCCTCACCGACTGTTCCCATACTAGTGTTACCACTCAATTGACTACCTAAATCTTTATCATCAACAAATACATCTTTTAGTTTCTTTTTTACATCGTCTCATTTTTTCATTTAAATCGTCATCAGTAAATAAATGACATATCCCAAGAACTATATTTACATCTTTTTTTGTACTACAACAACCACAGACGTAAGTACTCCATAAAGTAAACCTAAAGGAATTTTCATTATATATTATAAAAAAATATAAGTTATATTAATTCTTATTTTTTATTTACTTTAGAAGGAGGTAGATCATCATCTTCTCTATCTCTCTTTTTGCTAATAGCAATTATACTATCTATTATATCTCCTAATTTTGTAGTTATCTCTGTATTTGTAAGAAGATCTCTTATTTTATTATATTCATCTTCTGATGATATAACCGATTCAATACGTATCATTATAGCATCAACATCCTCTTTTGATATCTTAGACATATTATATTAAAAAAAGTTATCAATTCAATTTTATAAAAATTGAATCTATACCTTTTTTAATATAGTATGCCACCAAAACGTAAGACGATACCTAAACCATTAAAACAACAGATTTGGGATATACATATAGGCAGAGAGAAAGGTATCGCTAAATGTGTATGCTGTAATCATAACGAAATAAGTAAAGATTCATTTCACGCCGGTCACGTAATAGCGGTGAAGAATGGAGGACACGATACCGTAGAAAATCTTAGACCTATATGTTCTACGTGTAATCTTTCTATGAAGACACAGAATATGAATGATTTTATAAACGAAACATTTACAATACCGATGGACTTAGATTAGAATATAATTGAATATACTTTTTTATAATATAAAAACTCATTATTAGTCTCTACTAAAAAAATTGAATATTATTTTTTTTAAATAACCAACGTTTTATAATTACAGATTATCATTCAAACAAATTTGTGAATATAAATTGTCTTTGTATATCTCACTATGTCAAGTACCGACAATACACTATATGATAAAATATATAATTTAAAATATGATATCTCTCCCGAACCAACTCGAGAGAGGGAAGAAACACCTCCGCCTCCGTACGAAGAGGAAGATTACATTCCTCCCGAACCTACCCAAAAAAGGGAAAGAGAGGAAAGTCCACCTCCACCATACGATGAGGATGACGAACTTCCTCCATGCGAAGAGCCTGAACCGAAAAGATTACCTCCTCCGTTATGGCATACAGAATACTTACAACACGAAAAATGTGTTCTCAGTAAACTTAAAGATGAGGGTTGGATGTCATACAAAGAACACAAGAATATTACTAATAGAATAAAACACGGAATACCATTTAGTAAAAAACATTAGAATAATTTAGTTATTCTTTTTATAGTCTACGTTTTTGTCGTTGTATCTGATAAGTATTATTTCCTACATATATCATTGGTGAAACATCTGGTATAGGTATATATTTAACACCGATCGTTGACTGTTGTCGTTCCGTATAATTTGGATTAGTGCTGGGAGATCTTATAAAATCTATAGTTTTAGACTTAATAAAAATCTCTAAATTATCTAACGTAATAATTATAATTTCATGTATTTTATCAGTAGGATATTCAGATTTTATAAGCTTACTACTAACAGGAATATCTGTAGAGTCTTTGAGTAAATTTTTATTACATATTTCGAAATATTCATAAAAATCTCCTTTAGGAAAAATGAATCTTCTATCACTATTCAATGCGTTAATTATAATCATTGTTCTTCTTATACCTAAACACATAAGGAATAGTAAAGGGAATTTATCATCTATTCTATTTGATTTTATTTGTGATTTATAATTCCTATAATCTCTAATATGATCATTTTTCGGTATATAATTAAATGATTCTATTATCATAGATTTAAATATTTCAAATGTACTACCAATATCTACTTCAGATAATGATATTCCAGATACCCTATCATCATCTAATATTAGTATTGTATTTAATAAAGAATCACGTATTAATCTTTCAAATCTTTTTTCTACTTTTGGTGCATTATTTAATATAATGTTTTGGCAAAATAAAATATTAATTATATCAGTTATTAAATATTCTGATATGTCGCATAACTTAAAACAAGTTCCTGGTAAAGATGGTATACTAGGTAATGGATTATTGGTTAATTTTGTAGTTTTTAATATATTTCGAGAAGGTCTGAATCCATTTTCTAAATTATAATGTCTGTCGTACTTATTACTTTTTACTAAATTTGTAGACATTACAATATCAATAATATTAAGATTATAATAATCGACTAATATATTTTCAGTAGTTCCTCTCACTAGTTTTATTTTTATTAAAGACCCCCATCTATATAATGGAAATACATTAATAGAGTCAGTTCTTGTTACTATATTAGGTGTTAAAAATATGCCATGTGTATCGAGCGATTTTTCAAAATTATCAATATGATATTGCGACGGTGCCATAAATGACTGACCAATTATAAAACGAGCTTTTTTAATTTCTTTACTATCTTCAGGAGTTATATTCTTACTATGTAATAATTTTATATCTATTTTTATATTATTGCTACTTATCCAACTAATTAAAGGATCTATCAATTCATCTGGATATTTTTCGCTTAATCTTTTATCTATCCTTTCTTGTATATCTACTAATGTGCTATTAAGTAAAAGTTCTATGATTACTGGTGACATTAATCTTCTTAATGGCGATTCTCGTCTATTTACTGAATTATAAATTATTAATGTTAATAGTTTGTAATATGATTCAGAATCACGATATATATCATTCATAGCACTTTCGACATTATCTAAATGTTTAGTATAGATATTTTTCATTATAGATGAAAAATAGTGAAACCATTCCAGGTATAAAGTAGAATATAAATTATTAGGATTTTCGGGGTTTTCATTGTCAGGTGTGAAATCGGTAATCTGTTTCCTTGTTCGTTTATCTCGCACTATACAAGTAAAATCTATATCAGATATACTAGCACGGAATCTTGGTGTTCCAGTTTTCTCATTGATTTTATTAATAATATTGAGAAAGTTATTTAACGGAAACCCTCCTTTAGCTACCACATCAAATTCAAAAGCGTTTGATAACGCATTAGCATATTCTATAGAATAACTACTTATTTTATATAAATCTAATATTTGTTCATAATCCCCAGCAAATGATTTATAATATATATCTGTTAATATATCATTTATGGCTTTTTTCGCAAAGTATGTATCACTATGTGGTCTAGAAGCATATGGTCTATTAGCAGACTTTGGTGGTACATGAAGATACTGAGATTTATCGTTTGCATACTTATAAGGTATATATATATTTCCACCCTTTATCATTTTTTGACATAGAAATACAACTATTACCAATATAAAAATTAAAATCTGTGGAATATCCATTCTATATTATAAACTTGTTATTTTTTTTGAATTCGAAAAATTGAATTCATATATCTTATAACATACTATTATGGCGACAGATGATAATTTAGTCTCATATATCAATAGTATTATAGATAATTAGAATCATTAAAGTGTGTCGGAAAATAGACATACTTTTGATATCTATAAATAGAGCTAAATAGTCTTATAGCCTTAAAAATAATTGAATCAATATTTTTGTATAATATATAACTATGTCGGATTATCCTACCACAAAGCAGATAGCAGGTAAATTTTACTATGGTAAATTAGGTGACTTTAAAGTCATTATAGATACTGAAAATAATACATTAAATATCACTAAATTATGTAAATATGGAGGTAAGAACTTTTTCAAATGGAAAGAAAATAACAGTTCTAAAGACCTTATGAATTATTATATAAAAAATATTGCCTCTCCGAATTCGGAGAGGCAACAAGACTGCTGTTTTGAAGTAAAGTCGTTTGAAGGTTTAGATATAGACAAAAAAACAGCGGATTTACTGAGAGGAACATATATTCCTGATCTTATAGCTATTCAAGTTGCTCAATGGATATCTCCTGAATATGCTATTAAAGTTTCATTAATTGTTAGAGAAAAGGAAATAGTTAAAAACCAACTTCTCGAAGCAATGAATGGAACTCTTAAAAAGGAAGTATCTGCTAAAGATGATAAGATTGATTCTATTATGAAAAAGTTAAAAGAGATGGAAGAACAAAATAAAGTAACTAATGAACAAATTAAAGAACAAAATAATGGAATTAAAGAACAAAATATTACAATGATACAGAAGATTGATTATATTACTAATATAGCCCAAAAAACATTTAAGATTCTTAACAATGAAGAAAAACAGAACAAAGAAGGTGTTATTATTTATATCGATGGTAATGAAATTGGTACTCGTGCAGGAAAATTAAGTTATCTTAAACAATTCGAAAGAAATAAAAATGCTATAGTTTTTGATAAAATATCAAATGGTAAATCAGCTGTACGACACGCTAAAATAAATGGTCTAATTCCAAAAGGAAATTGTTGTAAATTTAGTAAAAAGAATGTAGATTTTAACAAACTTAAAAAATTCTTTGGTAAAGTGGATAGCTTATATGAAGATAAATTAAATGAATCAGAAGGAAGTGGATTTCAAACTGCTAAAGAAGATTCATCGTCTGATGAAGAAGAAGAGGAATCTGAGGAGGATTCCGAAGAATAGATGAATCTATTTAATACTATATATTTTTTTTATATAGTATGGATATTTTATCAAAAAGGGATTTAGATAATTATATGAATTCACAGAGTGGATTGTTTGAATTAGAACCAATAAAGTTACATTTTCATATGAGATCTATATGTTCTGTAAAGATTAGTCCTGACGAAAAGTATTTAGTAACATCATCAAAAGATAAAACTCCTGCTCTATGGAATATAGAAGATGGAAAGTTATTAGGTATATACAATCATCAAGGAGCAGTATGGAGTGTAGATATTAATAAAGATTCTAATCTATTAGTAACAGGATCTGCAGATCAATCTACTCGTTTATGGAATTTAACTACTGGAGAATTACTTAAAGAGATAGAACACGAATCGGCATCGAGATTTGTGTCTTTCGGAAATAAATCAGATACTTTTGTTATAGTTACAGATAATTTATTTGGTGAAATACCAAAAGTGACAGTAGTAACTGAATCAAGTCAAAAAGTAGTATATGAAAGTGATATAAAAATTAATGTTGCGATCTTTAATGAAGATGATAGTAAGATTTATATATGTGACGAAGAAGGTAATATTAGCATAATTACGAGTACAGGTAATATAGTTGCTCAAATTCATAATGGTAATTGTAAATCTATAAGATTTTCTACAGATTTTAAAACTTTAATTACAGCAGGCTCTGATCAAACAGCTAAATTATTAGATCCAAGAGATCTAATAATTTTGAAAGAATATAAAAACTCATTTCCAGTCAATCAAAGTATATTAGTAAATGACGAAGTTAAAGATCACGTTATTTTGGCAGGAGGAATTGAAAGTAGTTTGGTTACTAATTCAGAAAGTTCAAAATTTGATATATCTTTTTATTCTGTCGTATTTGAAAATAAACTTGGATCATTTAATACTCATTTTGGACCAGTAAATTCTCTTGATATGAGTAGGTCAGGAAAGTATTTAGTATCCGCAGGAGAAGACGGATTTGTTTACATTTACAATATGTCAAAACTATATTATTTATGAATATAGTAGAGGTAATGTCTTTTTATGAGGATTTTTATGACTCATTAAATGTTCTAACACGCTACAATTAAATTCTTTGCCACATATAGTACAAAAAAATTTATCTTTTGGTTTTTCATATACCTCTACCATTGATATAATATATTATGAAAAAAATGAATTTTTTATTTTTATAGTAACCAACGATTGAAATACAAATGACACTTTGTACCATTTGACTAGGCAACTATACTATTCCTATCCACATCAATCGAATATGAGAAAGGGTAGAAAAAAAGCGATAAATAACGAGAACCTTGTAGTATCAACATTTCACAATTCAACCTCAGTAGATTTTAAATGCTATTCTACACGTCATCTTAATCAAGATGGACGAGCTAGAGTAGTTGACGGACGCATAAGATTTCTAAATTCATACAGAAAAGACGCAATCATTAATCGTAAGTTGATAGATGATAATTTTAAAATGTATATTAGAATATATAAGTGGTGTATCATAAAACAAACTTATGAATATCAATCTCGTCATTTCTTTATATTCCTGATGTGCAGAATCCATACTATTAATAAAGAGTACAAACATATGTTTAAGACAATACTAAATGGTTATATACGAGACGCAAAAACTGATATAGGTCTTCACGTTCAATTTTTGAAGAGGCAGGGAAGGGATACAGAATTTATAAAGAGAAGACGGGATCGTATATTAGAAGCAAGACGTCTAGTAAATAATGATATTGATCAACAATTAGCAGCAGCAAAAGGGTATAGTGTATCTAAGAGATTTTATATAGTAAGTGATCTATATAAAGAAGTTCGTGACAAAGTAGTAATAAAGTTTACAAAGAGATTACATAATAAACTATATTATACTAACTTTATTACGAAGTTAGAAGCTTTTATCAAAGCTTTAATGATTGTAAGAAATAATCACCTTGTATATGTTCTACTGGATACATTGGATCAAATTACATATCATGAGTTGGCCGAAAAGCTATTTGGGATTATGAAGATCGGTTTAATCAATTATTACAACAGTTTATCAATTACAGAATTATATGATTACAAAGACAGATATAGTAAGTTTATGCGCAGTCAGTTCTCATACATACAGGTATGTATCATCAAAAAACGTATTAAAGAATTGATGTGTGCTTATGGACGTATAGAAGTACGACGATTTATCAATGTCCCTTTTCTTATAATAAGGTCATCTACATTAGCCAAGAAGTTTGAAAAATTAATTCCTAATGTACAATATCGTAACATATTAATAATATACAGTTGTAATAGATCTACACACACTATTCCAGCAGATATTCTTTATAAGATTACACAATATCTATGGTTTCATAAAAAGAATATACGTAACATCAAACCTCTACAGTAGAGTTTGTATTAATCATACTATCTAATATAATATATGGAAACTACAAAATATATTTTTTTGATGGATAGCGAAGTATTTATTATGTTTTATAAATATGGAATAGATGATCTTATTTTTTTGTATTAGATATACATAGAGTATTACTATAAAAAGTAATGTGTTGTGTCTGGACGATTTTAGGTAACTATGTAATACAAGAGTTTATTAAATATTTTGATTTATTAAATAAAAGAGGACCGGATTCAAAAAATATTCTTGACTTAAAAAATATAGCTATGTGCTTCCACCGACTCGCAATTATGGGCTTGTCAGACGCAGGAAATCAGCCACTTAAGCTACCCAATAAGGATATTTGGCTAACGGCGAATGCTGAAATTTTTAACTACAAAGATCTTTTAGAAAATACGAAACCTGTTTCAGATTCTGACTGTGAATCAATTCTCTACTGCTACGATAAATACGGAATAGAAGAAACTGTTAATAAACTTGACGGTGAATTTGCGTTTACATTGTATGATAGAACAAAAGAAACCTTATTTGTAGCGAGAGATCCTTTTGGTGTAAGACCTCTCTTTATGGGTGAATCTAAAGATGATCAAACTATTATTTTCTCTTCTGAAATTAAAGGAATTCCTGATCATTTTACTATATCCCATGTATCTCCTGGAACTTATATGGAAGTATCAAAGAAAGATCTATCTGTGAAAACTACTCGTTATTACGAATATATATTTCCTAACATATTTAATCCAAGTATGTATGATTCTATCTATAATAAATTAGTGAAAGCTGTAGAGAAAAGATTGGTCGCCGATAGAGAAGTAGGAGTTTTATTATCAGGAGGATTGGATAGTTCGTTAGTAGCAGCGATTGCTTCGAGAAAAATAAGACAAGAAGGGGGGCAATTACACACCTTCTCTATAGGAATGGAAAGAGGAACTGATTTAAAGTTCGCCAGAGATGTTGCGAGACATATAGGATCTAAACATCATGAAGTAATTAAAACAAAAGAAGAATTTTTAAAGGCTATTCCAGATGTTGTGTATGCTACCGAAAGTCACGATGTTACTACTATAAGAGCTTCTGTAGGTCATTATCTATTAGCAAAATATATTAAAGAAAATACAGATATTAAGGTTTTATTAGGCGGTGAAGGAGCGGACGAAGTCTGTGGAGGATATTTATATATTACCAAAGCTCCTAATACAGAAGAGTTTCATAAAGAGTGTGTAAGATTATTAGAGAATATCCATCTTTTTGATGTAACGAGATCGGATAGATGTATTTCAAGCCAACACGGATTAGAAAGTAGAGTACCATTTTTGGACAAAGACTTCGTTAAAACATACTTGGGTACTTTATCAAATCATAGAGATGGTGGTCATAAACGTTTACTAAGAAACGTATTTCATAAAACAGGTTTAATACCTGTTGATGTTATATTAAGACAAAAAGAAGCATTTTCTGATGGTGTATCTCCGTTAGAAGATAGTTGGCATACTATTATTCAAAGACATTTAGATACTGTGATACCAGATAATGAAAAATCTGAAAAACTAACAAAAGAACAGTACTATTATTTAACATTATTTATCAAGTTCTTTGGTAGTAAAAATATAAATATTATACCATTTCATTGGGAACCAAAATGGACAAAAGTAAAAGACCCTTCCGCAAGACTTTTATAATATAATATATTATAGTGATGAAGATCATAGAAAATAACAAAGATATTCATGCTAAAATAATAAAATACAACAAAAATGACGGATTATTAAATATTTATGAATACCCTATTATTGCTTGGAAAATTACAGAACACGAGATAGATAATGAACCTTGTATTCCTGTCTTCCCTGCAGGAGTGTCTTTAAACGATGAAACAATTTATTATTCTTGGAATAATAGAACATATGATAGTAATTGGGAAAGAGTTACATATGAAGATATTTTAAATATGTATCAAGGAAAGGGTAAGTCATAGGTATAACTAATTATAGTTGTATATTCAATAGATGGACCAAGTAAAGGAACGATAAGGCTAACTAAATCAGGAGGAAGAAGTTTGTTCAAAGCATAATGTACTACAAGTTCTCTCATATCCATACTATATAGTTTATCCCTTAATATTATATGGATCGTACGAATACAAATAGATCTGTAATATTAGAAACGTTGGTTGATAATACTATATAAATCTAATTTATTCATAAGATCTAAATCAGAATCTCTATAAACAAATAAAAATCCCAAGTTTTTATTTTGAAAGTAATTATGTTGAACTTGTGGCTGACCGGCATTCATAGAATCAACTACTATCCATTTTTTGTTATGATAACGTACACACCAAGTATGTCCAGGTTGTAATACACAAGCTCCCAATAAATCATCATCTTTTTCTAACTCTGCTACATTAATTGGCTGTTTTCTGTGTCTATCATATCCCATAATTTTGACATTAATCCCCTTTTTTGCTAACGTATAACCAAATATATTATCATTATTACCATTATTATAAAATTCTTGACTTAGCTTACTACAACTAACCTCAAATTTGTTCTTTTTGTCAAATTCATCACAGTATTTATTAAAATCTGAAGTATTACAAACTTCACGCCCAATTAGATTATTTATCGTATGAAGTCTACACATAGCTCCTTGCTGTCGTTGATGATACAAGCTCATATATGTACATTGTACGAAAATAATTGAATTTTATATATTAGATATAACCAACGTTCCTAAATTCTATTATTAATATCCAAATCCATTACTTCCATCGTTTATAACATATATAATGGAGAGTGCAGATGACATTCTTAATAAAGTTATTGAAGAGCAGGGGAGGTTTTATGGTAAGAAACCTCGTGGAGGAGGAATAATAGTTCTAGCGGAAGATCCTAACGATAGATCAAAATTGTGGACGTGTATTGTTTCTAAACCAAAAGGTCGTCATACGAAATTTAGCTTCCCCAAAGGAGGGATCAAGGATCGTGAAAATGTTGTAAGTGCGGCAATTAGAGAATTCAAAGAAGAAACGAATTTATCAACCAGCCATTTAGATATTAGATACATATACGAAGACGAATCTCACACAGGTACACGCTATGTTCTTGGTATATGGGATGGTGAGGTAAAAACAATTCCTTGGCGAATCTACAACGATGAAGTAGACCAATGTAGATGGGTAAATGTTAATAATACTAATCTTCATCCTGAAAGAAAAGCTATGCTACGCGCTATGGTTGAAGAATATTGGCTTTTAAAGAATAGAGAAAAAATATAGACTATAATATAAACTATATGCGTGAGTTTAAATATCAACAAAATAAGACATTAAAAACAAGAATAGATGAATCTACAAGAATTTTATCTAAACATCCAGATAAAATACCTATTATAATAGAAAAGGGAGGAAATGATATAACTATTCCAGATATAGATAGAACTAAGTATTTATGCCCAGATGATTTATCTGTAGGACAATTTGTATATGTAATTAGAAGAAGAATAAATTTACCTCCAGAAAAGGCTATGTTTATTTTTATAGGTAGTAAAAATCTATTACCCCCCACATCAGAAACTATGAGTACGTTATACAAAGATCACAAAAACAAAGATGGATTTCTTTATATTAATTACTTCGGTGAGAATACATATGGTTGAATAATATTACCATCCGGATCAGTAGGTACAGTCTTATATAATTTTACATTAGGACAGTTTATCTTAACATCTTGTAAGTAACCTTCTTGATCATCATAAAATATATTTACACCTAATTGTTTTATTACTGGTGACTTTTTTCTGCTAAAATTATCACCAGTTGTATAAATTTTTATTTGATCTTCAGTCTTTCCATATTTCTTTAGAAATTCCATTATTTCTGGCTTACCTATTGTTCCTCTTGCTGTAATTATAACAACACACTTACCATTTTGATGATCACTCAACATTTTATTCACAACAGGCATAATATCTTTTTTTGTCTTATATTCTCTCAAACAATCATCAAAATCATAACCAACAGTTGTAATCGGTGAATGTATAATTTGATTCTTAAAGTTATTAGTTTTTTCACACATCATAAACATAATAAATAAAACTATTATAATTAAAAATGGTAACATTAATATATATTTATTCTAAACTATATTGTACATATAATATTTTAATATATAGATAATGGCAGAGGATAATAAGACATACAGAAGTAATAATAAGACACTCTCATTTAACGAACGCATGGGGCATGCAGTAAGTGAGAGAAAAGTAATTCAGGGGGAATACGAAGCTAAGAAGAGATTGGAAGCTGAGGAAATTCTTAATACAGTTGATGCCTTTATCGATAGGATCTGTAATAAGGAAGAATTAACTCAGAAGTTCGTTGAATCTATTCATAGAACTAACAGCCGTCGTAAGTATGTAGAACTATTTTCTTTTAATAATTTATCCGAAGTGGGTGAGGTATATAACGACACTATTCAATCTGTAGATTCTGAAGAGAAGAAGTTTAGTACAAGATATATTCTCTCAGAAAAGTATGACAAACTCACAAAGAAGTACTTCCCTGAAAGAAGTACTTCTTTAGTAGAACGAATTACTACAGTTCTTAATACTGAAGAATTTAACAATGGTGTGGATATTGAAACAGGAGAGAAGTTGATTCCTTGCGTATTTATTTACAAGAAGGAAGGGTCTAAGTTTAAAAACGGCGTGATCGTGAGCCGGGATGGTATCGATTATGGAAATTTCAGATACAACAAAGACGATAATGATAAGGATAAGGATAATAAGGATAATAAAGAAATCCCATTCAAGGATCGTCCTCGCAGAGGAGGAAAGGGAGGTGGTGGTAGGGGTAAAGGAAAGGGTAAAGGAGAGGGACGTGGAGGTAAAGGTACTACCTAATAATTGATATTAACTCTATAAATAATAAGTATATAGATATGGAAACACCTAATACTAAATTTACAGTAGTGACATCAAAGTGTCATCGATCTCATACCAGAGAACGTCCTGACGCTTCTGATAATAGTGACACTAACTACGAAACTACCTACAATGAAGAGAAACAAAAAGTAGCAAATATTATTAAAGTAATTGATAAATTTATAGCTAAGCTTTGTAGGTCATTTGCCGATAATATTATCGAAGCTACACGAAATGGTCATCAATACTGTTATTTATTTAAATATAACGACGACCCAGATCGCGGCGAACTATACAACGATACCATTGAAGGTTTAGATACAAAATATTTACTATCAGGAGAATGGATTCCATTAGCAAAACAATATGTATCACATCAAAAATGTAAGTCGATCGAATATAGATTAAATAATTTTATCAAAGACCCTAAATTTAATAATGGAATCTGTCCCGATACTCGTCTCCCTTATCGAATTTCCGTATTTCATTATAAGAATGAGAAATCTGTATTTAAAAACGGGGTGGTCGTGTCAAGAGACGGATTGAAGTACTCATAAAGCATTATGACCTAAAAAAATATATAATATTATTAATTAATTTTTGTGTAAAATATTTTTTTAATCACACAATTCGGTATTATATAATAATATGTCATCAATTTCTTCGTCTGATGAACAACTTGAGGTTTTGGTAGATTTATTATGCCAGAAGAAAAGTCATAAAGAAATACAAGCAATTCTAAAATTAAGTAAGCAGAAATTAAAATCAAGATTAGAAAAGATTGCTGTGTTACTTTTTGAAGATAATAAGGAATTTGATCATATTAGAAAAGTAACTGGTCTTTCCGAAATACATTTAAAGAAAATAATAGACGAAAAAAGAATAAGAGATAGGTATAATCGTGATTTATCAATTAAGAAGATGTTAAAAGAAATTAATAAAAAACAAGACGAAATTCAAAATCTACAAGAAAGAATAGTATCACAGTTAAATGGAGATTGGGAGTACAATTAACTATTCAATTAATTTTGTATATATAATGACTGTCACAAAAGATGAAAATTTCAAACTTTCTTGCGACCTTGCTCATACGATTCCAAAGGTACCATCAAATTACGACAAACTCCTTGACTTATATGGATTATATCAAACTATTACAGAAGGAAAAGTTAATATAGATAAACCTAGCATTATAAAAGTAAGAAGATATAAAAAATTTAATTCTTGGAAGAAATGGGAACATTTATCAGATAATAAAGAAGAAGCAAAAGATAAATATATTAAAATGGTCACTGTTTGGAAATTACAGAAAGATCAAAAGGAATAATTCTAATATATATAGTATGATCTTTATAATAATTATAATATTGTTCGCTATTTATTATGTATCTGAAAAGCATAATAGAAGATGTGCTTCTATTATAGGAGGAATTAATATAGAACCAGAAGATGTTTATATTAAAGATATAGGTAAGCTTATACATTTTTCAAATATAGACGTAGATGGATTTAAAACTATCTATATGTTTGGTCATGTAGATAAAACAAGTCCTTCAGATAATAATCCTGTAAGAAATATGAAAGATATATTACAAAAATCATCAGATAATAAATCTGATGTTTCTATTATATCAGATTATGATATAATTAAACCAGAAAAGAATAGAATTTTTATTAAAAAGAATACAGTAAGTCCGTCGCAACTTAAAAAGCTTACAGATGAACAAAAAGAATATATTGATAAATCAGAGAATAAAGAATTATTACCAGATCTTAAACGTATATTAATTTCAGATTATGGTACTATTATTATTTATAAAGATATAAAAAAAATAGAATTACTTGCTAATATGTTATCAGAATTAAATCACACATTTAAAGAATGGTCGGATAAATATCCATTAGATATCATATCAACTGTCTCTTAATATTTTCAAATATAGAAATACATTGTTCAACAGTTTTTAATAACATAGTACGCGCGTCTGTACCAGTTATAGTTACTGTCATTATTTTTGTATGATATAATACTTCTGCAGATATATAAGGAACTTTAGGAAATAAGTTATAACATACTCTTTCTAACATCTTACCAATACAGTTTGTTTCTTGAATTTGTAATACATATTTATCTGAATATTTTTCAACAAAGGAGGGATCATCTCTTAATATTATATCCAATAAAACCCTCAATCTCATAATCAGATTATCACAACCATCACGAATAATTGATAGTAATACCATTTTATCATTTTTTGCTACACAGTTAATTATAAATTTTACTTCGTGATGTAATGGTGTAGAATTTGTTGTAGAGTCTCCTCTCTTTCTATCTAAAGGCCATATAGCTCCACTAATAGCTGTATTAAATTTTATATGATCTTCTGTATTAAATTTTATTATTCTTATACTATCTATTTCTAAACCTCTTCCTGGATTTAAGAATATTAACTGAGTAGATGGTAGAAATAATGTATCTTTAAGTTTATACCCTTTTACTTTTATATCTCCTGCTTTAATTTCCATAACTTCATTACTTTTATTATAAACATTAAGAGACAATTCTATTGATTTTATTTCATCTTTCTTAATACCATATCTAAGAGGAAGTAGATTTATATTGTCTAATAACTCTTTTCTGTTTAAATTTTCGTCATTAGTCTTCAAATTGTCATCATCTACTTGAAGAGCAACTCCATCCTGTTCTACGGTACAAGCTTTTTGTAAAGCATTAGTCACTTCCGGAGGAGATGGATTCATCTCAAATCTACAACTAATTTTGTCTAAAGGAAATATAAAATTTCTTTTTATCTTTTCCGCTAATAATGGATCCTTAATATCTTTTGATTTATACTGTATATATTCATCATCAGACAACGCTTCTTTTGCTAACCAATCCACGTCTAATACATGTCTGACCTCCTCTATCTTTGAAATTTTGGGAATCTCCATTATAGGATATATTAGATAAATTATAAATTCAATTATTTATCTACAATATTTAGTATATATAAAACAATGACAGCAACTGATAATCTTTACATTCTTGATGATGGAAATGATAACAAGAAGAGCATTGATATATTAGAATACGTTAATAATAGAATACAATATATAAATGATATTACTAAACGACATATTAGACCTTATATTTTAACTCCAAAAATGTTAGGTAATGAAAAAATATCTGAGAAATTAAAAGAAAGAAAAGTAGATAGATTACCAGCTCTTGTTGTTTTTGATCCTAGACACGAAGTATTTGTTGGAGTCGACGAAATCCGTTTTTTCTATGAAACATTGATGGACTCTATAAAGACACAATATCAGAAGAAAGAAACGGAAAGTAAGAAAGAAACAGATTCTTATGGTGATGAAATGCCACTCCTCGACGATACTAATGCTCTCATGCATCAATTCTATAGTGGAGAAGTAACCGGAAAGGAGCAAGAACGATCCCAAAGCGCTGATCTAGGTACTAATATGTCAGATAGATACAAAAAATCAATGATGACAAGATCAAAAGGTCCAACACAACCAGGCAGAAGTCCAGGCAGTTCTGAAATAGAAGAAGATGGTTTCGATTTCTCCCGATCTATGAATGATAGAAGGAGAGGAAAAAGTACACCAGTAGAAGAATCTTCTCCACCATCTCAACAAAGTGGTGGTGGAGATACCGGCGGAAAGGTAAAAGATAACGCAATGGATAGTGTTAAAAAGGTTTGCTCTGACGATCCTGTTGAGCTACAATTCTACGCTAATATGCTCGAGAGCTCAGATAACCTTTAAAATATAATTGAATACTTTCTTTATAAAATATAAATATGGACTCTCATACTACTGTAGAAATTTCATATGATGGTGGTATTACATTTACAGAAACTTTATACTTCGATAAAAAAATGACAGCCTCCGAAATATTAGAATTACATAGAAAGACAACAAAAAGAAAGTGTCATTACAGATCTGATATATTTGCTTTAAATGAATGTCCATATTGTACAAATAATAGGGTACAAACTTGTAGATATTGCGGGTTTTTAAGAAAAAATAATTGAATTGAGAATATCTTTTTATATAGATATGCCAATCAACGCTATATCTTTATTTTCGGGAATGGGAGGAGATACACTTGGTATGAAAGATGCTGGTATAAAAGTAGTTGGATTTGTAGAAATAAACCAAACATTCTGTAATAGTCATAACGCTAACTTTCCAAATTCAACTTGTATCGGTAACGACATAACAAAAATAGAAGATGAGAAGTTTAAAGTATATAAAGATAAGGTAGATTTGATATTCTCAGGCGCACCTTGTCAGTCCTTTAGTAATGCAGGAAAGAAAGATCCTAAAGATAAGAGAGGTTATCTATACCAACACGCAGTTAGAGCCACAAAATTAATAGAACCAAAATATATTATGATAGAAAATGTTAAAGGGCTTCTATCAAGAAAAATGCCTGATAAAAAGTTATTCATTGATGTTATAAAAGAAGCATTTGAAGAACTTGGCTACCATATAACATATAAAGTATTAAAAGCTAATGATTATGGAGTACCACAAAAAAGAGAAAGATTAATAATTTTAGGATGTAGAGATAAACCATTAACCTTTCCAGAACTTATAGATACAAAACCCAATTTAAAAAATATAGTAAAATTCGATATGATAGGAGCTATTAAAATAACCAAAGACGATTTTGACTTTACTACAATACCTGAAAAATGTATATTAAAAGACGAAGACAATGATGATGAAGAAGATACTGAAAATGTACATCCTTATCTAAAATTAAAAGCGAAAAGTAGAGATATAGAATATAATGAAAAAGTACATCATACTCTTCTTAGTTTTGCTAAAAGAGATTCTCCAATACATTGCGAAATAATAGATATAAGAAAACCAAGCAAAACTATTATATGTACATACGATCATCAGCCAAGATTATTCGTACCACTTAAAAATAAGAATGGATATTACTTGAGATGTTTATTACCAGACGAATTAAAACAGATTCAAGGATTCCCTCCTGATTACATAGTTAGTGGCAATAAAAAAGAAAAGGTTATACAGATAGGAAATGCTGTACCACCACCTCTTATAAAAATAATTGTAGAGCATATCATTTCATAAGAAATACATTCAAACAAGGAGTCTTAATTCCTTGGAATATATTCTTCCAATGAAATGCTAATTTTAATATTTTTTTGCTATCATATAATATTTCGATATTTTGTTGTTTACATTTTTTATAATCAATACTAAACTTATTAATGTCCTGAGCTTCTTTTATAATTTTATCTAAATCTTCTTTTACTTCTTTTCCATCAGGATATTTATAAATTATTTCATATCCTTTTTTCAATTCTTTTATCTCATCAAAAGATTTATCTATATGAGATAATATAGATTCTTCTGTATGAAATCCAATTATTAAAAGTAAAGTTAATTTAGCTAATCTTTCATTATTAAATTTATTTTCGGAAAGATATTTTATATACCCTAATTTATCTTCTTTAGCTAATTTCATTATTGCTTTTTTATCTTTAGGATTATTCGCCTTAATATGATACCCGATATTATCTAAATTGTTATGATCTTTTCTATATGGAGATATTATTTTTTCTCTTTCTGGTTCAAAATTCTTTTTTCTATAATCTGACCAAGAATCACAACTGAATATTCTATTTTTTGTCAATAAATCTCCAGTCGTATTAGCTAATGTACCTTTTCCTTTAGAAAGAAATTTTAATTCTATTTCTTCTCCATTCTTTTCCACATCTCCTCTTCCTCCATAATTATTACCCGTATGTTTACAATCATTGATAAAAGCATATTCTATTTCTCTTTCTTCTGATTTTGCTCGTTCATGAACACCCATATTATTTTATATATTATGACTTATATGTATTCAATTTTTTATTAAAATAAACTTGAATACATTATTTTTTTTTTGTATACTATGTCAATGATGATTTTATATATCGATGGGAATTCGGTAGAAATTAATGCCGATTCTACAGGTAAAGATCTATCAAATCTGTTAAATCTAATAAATCAAAAAAAGGTATTAAAATTTGGAGGAAAACAGATTACTAAAGAACCTTTAGCTGATCAAGGTATTTGTAGTGAAGCTACACTTATAACTGCTCCGGCAGTTATGATTGAGTGTTTAGACAGAGATTCAAAAGTTATAGAAAATATATACTATGATAGATCATCTTTATTAGATAAAGATATATTTGAATCATTAAAGACTTTTGCTCCAGAAGGTACATTTACGTATCGTTCAGATATATTTGAGAGTCGTAATTGTCCTATGTGTGGGCATCGCGGTAAAAAACATTGGCAAGATTCTCTTTGTGAAAAATGTGAATGTAAAAGATATTAATTATATATATGACTAGAAAATATACAATATTAGACTGTCAAGAGACAGCACTTAACAAAAAAGGAAGATGTCTTTCTTCTTTTTATATTAATTCAAGTACTCCATTGGAATGGGAATGTTGTGAAAAACATACGTGGTACGCTTCTCTAAATAAGGTAAAGAAAGGACAATGGTGTCAAAAATGTTTTGATAATAGTATGAAAGAAATATTATTAAACGTTTTAACTTATCAAATAGATCTATGATTAATTGTATACATGAGTCAAGTTTTCGGCTATAATAGTAAATGAGATAACATCTCCTATATTTGAAGAAAGCATAGCTTTGTTTTCTCCAATACATTTGATATTAACTTTATTATTAACAATAGATACTGAAATACACTTTAAAAGTAATGTATGTAATGTACATATAAAAGATTCATCGTCTTCTAATTCTGAAGTTAAATCAATCTTATTATTATCATTATATTCTTCAGCACATATATTAGTATGAGCCCTAATAAACTTTAATACCAATGGACCATCTCCGTGTTTTTCTATAGTAATTTTGTCTCCATAATTAGTAGCATCAGAAATAGTATCTTTGAAATCACGAGTTGTTAATGAGAAAGATAAAGGAGCAGAAGTTGATATATCATCAATATCTTTATCTAAACTTAATAACTCTTCAGAGGGAATTTTTTCACTGATAATAATAAATCTGCGTTTAACTTTATCAAGATTATTATCGTGTAACATTATAGTTATCATATCATTTCCTTGTTCTAAACATATACTTATTTTGTCAATAGTTTTATTGAGATTTATGAATACAGCCTGTATATTGTCTCGATTTATACATATGTATGTATTATCATCTTTACAATAATAATTTAACATCTTTTTGCTATCGATCGATATTTTTATTCTATTATTAATATTATCTTTTGTATAAATTGTTATAGATTTTTTACTAAATTTAAAGTAGATATCTCTAACTTTTAAATTTTTCAACAAAGTAAATAAGTATTTAAAAACAATTGGATCAAAATAAGATAATTCTATAATATTACTGGGATTTGTTGGTGAATCTACAATTCCATGTATTGGAGCACTTGGAGTGACTATCCGCGGCGGGCGTCCAGGACCACGTCTTGATGATGACTCTGATTTTGACATATTTTTTTTTAATATATATAAAGATTAGATTCAATATAAAATAATTAATTAGTAATTACTAATTACTATATTTCTTTTCTGCTTCTATAACTTTTTTGTAAGACTACGTTCATAGCTAAAATAATAATCTCCAGCAAAATTACGATCACCTCTCGCACAACTATCTATATGACATATATTTAAAATCCTTTTATAAATATTTGTCTTTTCAGAATAGATTAACTACGAGCGGAATATCAAACGCAATTTTTATTGCCTCAGAATCCTCTTTTTTATTTAGTTTCCGAATTTCATTCAAATAAGTGTTGGCTCTATAAATATTAAAAATTCTCTCTTCATCTGAAATCTTTTTGCTCTTACTATCATTTAACTTAGAATACATAGAACTCAAATCATTAACTTTGTTATAGCTTTTGTCCAATTCTACAGAAGTATCAGTTTTTTGTATATCTATTTTAAGTTTGATATCTTCTTTTGCTTTTATAATATTCATACATTCCTCATTATATAAATACACTCTGGGTTTAGGTCCTTTATTTATATATTCTACATCTTTATATTCCATTTCAGAACCTAATTTTCTATAACTTTTATTTCCGTCTAATGACTCGTAAATAGTTGTTGTTTTACCTGATTCTTTCATTTCTATACCTTTACTTTTTGATTTAAATTCTACAAATGTATTATCAATTGTTCTACTACTCATTACACTATTACGATTAATACTTGCTATTTTTTTGACTTGATTGTAATCTCCGTTTAGTAACTTATCTAAATTATAAATTGTATAAGATGTAGATGTTTTTATATGGTTATCAATCAAAATTGAATTAGATTTATTAATATCTTTAACTGGTATAAATGAATTATGAGGATTTAAGTTAAATGTTAAACCCATCATTAAGATAGGATGATTGCTAAACATAGATTCATTTAGTTTTTCATTTTTATATCCAAGAACATAATCAAATATTTTTTGTAAAAAAGACTCAATCATTTTCACATTCTCAGAAGATCCTTTTTTATATACTTTTACGTACTTATTAAACAATATTAAACTCATTGGAGAGATATTTGTTAGAAATATAGTTTCAAAGTCTTTTATTCTTGTATTTAATATAGTATCATTAGACACATTTTCAACTATTATTTCTACTATTTTCTTTAACATATTAATATTTTCTAATTTATTTTTTTCTAATTTCTTCTTAGAAGCTAATACGCCTTTATAATAAGTATCACTCATACTACTTTTTATTTCTTTTAGATTTACATCATTTGTAATTATTTCTATATATCTTTTTAATGATTCAGAAAAATCATTAAGTTTTGATATATTTGTAAATATATTTTCAGTAGTATCAAAACTAAATGATTTAGGTTCTATTTTGTATATATTTTTAAATTTCTTATCTAATTCCTTTAATTCTTTTTTAATTTCTGTACTAGATTCATATTCCATAACATTATCTATATTCTGTCTATATGAAAGAATATCCATATATAAAATTTCTAAACCAATTTTCCATTTATTGATATTGTCATATACTGTATCCATCCAATTGTTTATATATAAATATAAGTATAACTAATGTCAGGTAGATCAGTAGGTGGTGAGTTTGTACCTCCCGGGTTTTACGGGGATTCTGATGAAAGATTTAATCCTTCTAACAATAATAATGAAGGAAATGATAAGAAAACTAAGAAAACTAGTAAAATAAAATTGTGTATAATAGTAGTTATTTGTTTAATTGTAGTAGTTATAATTTATATGTATTTTTCGTCAAAGAGTAGTGGTAAAGAAGGAGATCCTTCTACGCTGTCAGAAAGTGAACACGAAGAATTAGTAGAAAATATATCAGAAGATGAATTACAATCTATATTAAAAGGAGAAGGTATTAAAAGAAAAGAAGACAGCATCCCACAACCACAGCCACAGCCACAGCCACAGCCACAGCCACAGCCACCTGATTTAAGTCAGTATTCT